ATGCTTGCTCGATTACAGGGAAATAAAATGAACTTTGAAGTATTGGTTGAAGATGATTTTTTAAACTTTTGCATAGATGACTCGCTGCAACCTGTTAATAATAAAACTGTTTTATCGTTGCTTAATGATTATCAAGAAGGCAAATGGCGGCACAGTAAGTTTCATAATTTTGTATGGGATAATATCTCTGAAACTTCTCTTTCTTATGCTGAGCGCGAAAGTTTAGTTGATCAATCACGTAGCAGGTTGGTTGAAGCTGCGCAAAGCCTACGACTTACTGACTCCACCAAGGATATAGGTAAAGGAAGTGAACTAGCCGAAATAATGCTTTACGGGATTATGAAGCATCACTTCAAAGCACTTCCCGTTGTGCCTAAAATTTTTTATAAGCAGAATGCCCAGGATAATGCCAAAGGCGCGGACAGCGTTCACATTGTACTCGACGAAAATGATGATTTTACCATATGGTTTGGTGAGGCTAAGTTTTTTAATGATATAAGCGATGCAAGGCTGGGGGATATTGTTAAATCAGTTGGAAACTCTTTGGTAACAGACAAACTAAAGCGTGAAAATGCCATCATCACAAATGTGAGCGATATTGATCAACTAATCCATAATGAGCGACTTAGAGCTGATATTAAACAAGCTCTCAATCAAAGAGAGTCTATAGACAATATCAAGCCTCGTTTACATATACCTATTTTATTGCTTCATGAATGTTCTATTACTGCTGCAAACAATTGTTTTAATGATGATTACAAACAGGCAATCGTAGATTTTCATAGTGATCGGGCAACTGCGTATTTTAAGAAACATATTGAGCAACTGGCTGCTATTCACCTTTACGAGTCTATATATTTTCATTTGATACTTTTTCCTGTGCCTGAAAAAAACAAAATAGTAAATAGGTTTGTGGCAGACGTGAAGCATTACAAGGAAGCAGCTAAAGATGAATGATATGTTTGAAAAAATGCATAATATTAATGACTGTATTAATGCTGGACAGATGGATGAGGCAAGAAATCAAGTCATTAAGGTACTGGCAGAGATTGACAAAACAAAGCAAGAATTTCCAGCGCCACTGAATCACTTTATCAGAACTGTTGGCTTGTACCCATACATTCAATTAGATAAAGCAACATGGCAGGAAAGGTTTGTCTATGAATCCTTTAAAGTTGACGTAGGTGATGCTGATGTCACCTTGCATAGAGAGCAGTCTCTACTTCTTAAGAAGTTAATTGATGGGACTGATATAGCTGTAAGTGCGCCAACGAGCTTTGGTAAAAGTTTTGTCATTGATTCTTTTGTTTCACTCAAACAACCTCAAAATGTTGTCATTATTGTGCCAACCATTGCTTTAACGGATGAAACGCGCAGAAGGATGCAACGTAAATTTGGTCACGAATATAAAATAATAACGACTACCGATGTTGAGCTAGCAAAAAAAAATATATTTATTTTCCCTCAAGAAAGGGCTGGCAATTATCTAAATGTGCTTGAGGAAGTCGATATCTTAATTATTGATGAATTCTACAAAGCTAGCAAAACGCACGACAAAGAACGATCTCCGTCATTGCTAAGGGCGATATTAAAGTTAAGTAAGATTTCAAGGCAACGGTATTTCTTAGCCCCCAATATTAAGCACTTAAATGAGAGCATTTTTACAAAGGGGATGGAATTTATTGAGCTTGACTTCAATACTGTATTCTTAGAGAAACATAAAATTTATCAAGATCTTAGTGAGCTATATACCAAAAGTGATGCGTTAGTGGAAATTCTCGCTGAGAATCAAGGCAAGACACTAATTTATGCTGGTACTTACTCTAGTATCAACGAAGTGTCTAATTTATTAATAGACTCTAAAGCACCATCAAATAGTCTTTTACTTCAGCAATTCGCGGAATGGTTGAGTAAAAACTATGACCGAAATTGGCAACTTACCAATTTGATTAAACGAGGTTGTGGCTTGCACAACGGCCAGCTCCATCGTTCTTTGGGTCAATTACAAGTGAAGTTGTTCGAGGAAAAAGACGGTCTGAATTGCTTAGTGTCTACTTCTTCAATAATTGAAGGTGTGAATACCTCAGCTGAAAATGTTGTACTTTGGAGGAATAAAAACGGTTCTTCTAATTTAAAAGACTTCACTTACCGTAATATTATTGGACGTGGTGGTAGGATGTTCCGTCATTTTATCGGAAACATATTCTTACTTGAAAAACCTCCCCGTGCAGAAGAAAACCAGCTTGATATAGAGTTTAGTGATGAATTGGCTGCCAGTATTGATGAAGACTCATACTCTACACAGCTTACGGCAGAGCAAATAGCCAAAATTATTGCTTATAAAGAAGAGATGTCTGAAATATTAGGAGAAGAGTCTTTTAGCCGTTTGCAAGATGAAAACGCTTTTAATGACAGTGATTCATCCGTTGTATTAAAAATTTCACGAGCAATTTCAGAGTCTCCTAGTAATTACACTGGACTTGGCTTTTTGAATTCTACTGATCCTGAACAGTGGGGGTGGTCGATATATAAAGTGTTAGATACGATCCCTGGTTACATAGGCGTTCCGTATCGTCAATTTGTGGAGTTTATCAAATGCATTTCAAACAACTGGCATATGAATTTTCATCAGCTGCTGGATCAATTGGACGAATATAACATTGGGATCGAAACTTTTTTTGATTTAGAAAGAAAAGCCAGCTTTAAATTCTCCGCATTATTGAATGAAATCAACTTAATTCAACAAGAAATGTATCCAGAGAACAATATTGACATATCGTCGTTTATTGTAAGAGTATCACATGCATTTCTCCCTCCGAACGTCTACAAACTAGAAGAGTATGGACTTCCACGTATGATTTCTAAGAAGATTCATTTATCAGGCTTAATTGACTTAGAGGATGAAGAAACCCCGATACACGACGTTTTAGAAGACTTCAATGTTTTGGGTTTTGATCGAATTTCAACTTACTCTGATGGAATAGATGAGTTCGATAAATACATTTTGAAGCACTTCTTTGAAGGTATAACTTCTGCAAAGAATAATTAAGAATTAAACTAGCGTGGCTTCCATCGCGTGGTCACGTTTTGATAATAGTATTTGTAATCATTAGTTTTCCTAACGCTGATGCTAATTATTACTTAGGCATAGGAGATAGATGAAGTGATGTTTAATCACTAATTAGCAATCATAGGGCTAATTAAGCTTCTTGAGCGGTTTTCTATTATACAAGAAATCTAAAAGCTCAGTGCACGCCAAATGAAGAATATACCGATGGCGGTAGTGCTTTTGTGATTTTCAGTTTATTAGTAGATAAATCTCAAAGTGCCACGAAATCTCAACTTAAATGGCAGTTGTAATGCGGCGCGAGAAATTAGATAAAAAGACATTTGTTTTTGGACGAGCTAATTAGGCTCGTCCATTATGTTAAATAGTGATGTTTTAAGCTGTATTGAGGTGTTCTTTTAGCCTTTCGAACGCAATCAGCTTTGCTTCTTCCATTTCTAATTCGCTATCAACTTTAAACTGTAAAATTGATACAAATTTATTTGAGTGTTTGTGCTCTGGATTGTAATAAGGGTTCAGCAACTTTAGTTCCTCTATCGCATAAAAGTCGCCATCAAAAGCTTGCTGATCTTTAAACACCAGAAATTGAGCTTGAACCGTTGCAGTCTTTTTAGACTGTTCAAGCTGTTTTGATTTTAGGTTTAAGTCACTAGTTAATGAGTTCGAAACTGTGAGCTTAGATAGAACGATAAAAACATCACTATAGATTGTCCCGTTACGAGCTGTGTAATTACTTAAATTCATATTTAAACCTATTCTATTTACTCTACCCAGAGTTCAGACTGCTTTTTGGCAGCTAACAAACATGCTGTAGTTAGTTGCTTCTTGGTCACTTCAACTACATCATTATTAGCTAGCACCCAAAGCTGCTTATCGGTATCGGACATTAATAAGATTGCTCTTGCCATGCGTTGCTGACTTAGCTCGTCACCGTCAAACACCATGTTGTCGACGTCGACGGAGATAGACTCCACATTCACAGCGCGCCGCGCTTTAAATCGATTGCGCTTCACCTGAGCAATATGCTCCGGTGTGTGGGCAACCGTTGCAGGGTGGTGGTAAACCGTTCTAGTATCATCGTCGTACTCTGTTCGCGGGGGCTGCTCTTGTGTTGTGAGTTCGTGGTCCACTTCGGGAATGACTACGCGATAGAACCTACGGCGTAGCGCCAAGTCAATCACCGGCTCTTCTGGTAATTTTGGTACTTCCATGGGTTCGTCAGGGTTTGCGGCGTTATGCGCATTGGCTTCATCAATTTGAGCTTGGATTTTTGGCAGTTCTGCAAGCCATGATGCGTGCGCTTCCAAGTGTGCGACCTCTTCAGTCTCGATGGCCAGCTGCAGTACCTGGTCAATTTGATCGCGTGGGTGGCGGAGCATCACTTTTGTTTCAACGTCTTTATATGTCACTGTTGAGTTGATTACGTCCATCTCTTACTCCTTAGCCGTTGTGGGCAATGCCGATTGGGAACATTGTGTGGTGGCAGAACACTTTTACCGTGTTGCCGTTGAGGTCCACCTTGGTATTTTCGCCGCTGATGATAGGGATGGTTTGGTCGTCTCCCCAAGATGCCCTTGGATTTGCTGGAGTGAACACAACATTACCCGATTCCATACCAACGATTTCACCACTGCGATTGATGTATGAAACATCTTCGATAACGACCGTGGCGGATGCCAAGGCTTTAACTATTCGACCTTTATATGCTCCAACGACAAACCGGTATAACTTACCTTTACTATAGCTTTGAAGAATACTCGAATTGACCAATAAAGCTTCTTCTGCTTGGTGTTTTAATTCAGCACCATGGAATTGCAGGTACAACAACCCATTCTTTTCTGTTACTGTTGGTAGAACTTTCAACCCAGCACCGTTTGAGCTATTTCCGGCTCCACCGACAATTGGCGCATGTTTAGGTAGCCGGTTAGAATGAAGAGTCCCTTGACCATATGTAAAGCTCTCCAATGATAGATGCCTGTCAACAATCCCATTGTATTGTGAATTAGTATTTACTTTATTCGTCAAACTACCCTGAAGCCTATTACCCCAATGCAGCTGGAAAAAGTCTGTAGAATAAACTTCACCAACATTCCCCAGCACCAAAGAGTTATCAGCGTACGCAGTAAAATTTGCGGGTGATTCATAGTATAAAAGCTGAACTCGTGAAGCTTCAGCTGGGGATACGTAAGTATTTTTTTCTTCATCTATGCTTAAAGTCCCTGAAGTCCATTCATTCCCATTGCTGGTAGTCAGTATCCATGATAAGGCTTGTCTTAATTTTCTATTTAGTCTGAAGCTTTTACTTGAGCCATCGGGAATTTCTGGGATCCATTGACCGACAACACCATCTGGAAAAGTCGCAGCAATATTTTCTGGTGAACCAATAATATCTACCCAAGGTAATGAATCAAATTCAGGACTTAACTCTCTAACTGCACCAATGTATAACGTATCACCTTGAGCAAAAAGCGAATTAAACTCATCACTCTTATCTTCTACATCATATATATAGCAAGTATCTTGGTTATTCCCTGAATATGGCCAGTGCACATGGCCAACCTTAGACATCCGAAATTTGGGAAGAAACAGCGCGTTTCCAATTGAGTTATAAATGTAAAAACCAATATTATTTGGATTAGAAAGGTAACTATCCTTCGCAGGGCTTCCGGCTTCAATCTTGAATTGGATAGAACCCAGCACATTTAAAGGGTTATATGTTGCAGGCTCTGATATGACAACGGGAAATTGATGCTCAAAATATGTAAAAGGAACTTTTTGTTTTCCGCGAGTGCGCCCCAAAATAGCATCTTTCATCTTTTCCTTAAGAAGCAAATTAATTTCCAGTTTATTTGCATTCAAGCGTAGGTCTTCAACGAGCCCTGCATAAATTGCATCGTAAAACTTATAGTTATCAGACCGTCCTGATTTGCTTGCGGCGGTAGCTATTGCTCCGTAAACAGCACGCCCCATACCCGATGGTAAAAAGCAGTCACTCGTATTCTGAGGTCTCCAGCCATTGTAAACAGCTGCATGGAGAGAACTCCAAGATGCATCCCAGGTTCCATCAGCACTTAAGAATCGACCGCAACCAAAAGGATTGAACTGTGGATGGTAAGCCCCTTGGTTTAAGCGCTGAATCAAAGCTATAGGAATAGCCACACATGCCTCAGCAAGTGATAGTGATATCGGCGCTCTATGTAAATAGCCCGAGGCGACATAGCAACCTACATTAGAGGTATTGTCACATTTTGCAGGGTATGCTCCTGCTCTATAGGCTATTGTTGTATCACCACCGAAGTCACTAGTTGCTTGGTACGACCCTTGCGCTTGAACCCTGTTAAATGCATCAAATCGCATTGGATTATAACTGCCACTCTCAGTTGCACTATATGAAAGCCAATTATTGCCATATCCCTCAATAACCCTCACTCGATATCTAACCTGAATATACGCTTTGGCCTTTGGGTCATAGTAAATATTGTGCTCTGGCTCACCTAAGAAGACGGCTTTTTGCTCATCTGTCAGTGATGACCATTTTACGCCGTAACCTTTTGTATTGCTGTCCCACTCACCAAACGCAGAGTAACCCTGAGTCACTAGGTTGTTGAGTAGTGCAATTCCCTGATAGCTATTTGCACCGTATTGCACATTACCTAGAGGGTAAACCACGTCTTTATCAGCGATTTTTTCGTGCCATGATTCTAAAAATACGAGGTCTTTTCGAGAGGTGATTACTTTATTTGTCTCGGTTTCAGATGCAAAAGCCACTTCAGCATTGCTGTGTTGAGTAACTACACCGGTTGCTGAGTCATAGGTTTTTGTGCCATCTGGTGCAGCTGGAAAAGCTATGTTGACTAGCTGGTCAGGATTTGAAGAGTTCACATTTTGCAACTTGCTAATTGCACCGCCCATACAAACTTGTGCTTCACTTGTACTTGACACTCCTGAAGAGCCGTGAAAATTCGAACCTATTATTACTAATTTTTGTTCCCTTCCTCCACTTTTACCAACCCACATTCCTTCATTAATTGATTCATATGAGGCGTTCGATACACTCTTCCCCCACTCAACAAACCCTGAACCCGCATATTGCTGTTTACGCATTTCACGGAGCGCATCAAATTCGGCCTTGGTCATTACATGTGGGTTTGGGTTTACAGTCTGTGCATCTTCTACCAATGCCTTGAGGGTAGGGATGTTATGCGTATTTCCGGCAACATCTTTAAATGCCACAGTCCCAGGCTGTGTTTGCCAGTCCTGCATTGCTTGGTTGTTTGCTTCTATGTCAGCTTGTTTGCCTTGAAACTGCGTAAGCAGCTGCTCTTGACCAGTTGCGACTTGATTTAGTGCCGAAACGGCGTCTTGTAGTGTGGTTGGATCTGCCATTATTCACCTCAAAATAGATCGTTGATTTGTTGAGTGGTTAATGTGCCGGCTAATACGGCACCAAATGCGGTGTTCAGGTTTGAATTAATCGATACAAGTTGCTCGGTGGCCAATACCGCAATAGCACTATGAGCCCGAGCGTGTAACTCAGATAGATGGATGCGTATAGCAACAGCGTCGATATTATTTTTATGCTGTGTAACGGCTGAGGCTGCAGCAGTTACTTCAACTGCAGTGCTCAATACACTCAGCTCTGAATCGAAAACTTTATCTGCAGAGATGATCACTTTGTTTTCAGCGTCTATTGCACGGTTCTTATGCTCCAGTACCTTTGCTTCAACGGTTTGTATTCCCGAGTTAAAACGTGTCATAGACTGATTTAATGACGACACTCGGTCATCAATTTCTAGCTGTATGTCTTGCGCAAAATCACTTATTTCAGATTTGGTTTGGTTTGCATGTGCTGTTGCTTGTTGAGCACTTTCTTGTACTGTGCTTGCTGCCGTATTAATACTATTAACCGCTTGGGTAGAAGTGCTTTCAAACTCAGCCTTCAGAGTTTTAATTTCACCTTTAATCGTTGCGCTTTGGTCTTGAGCCTCAGAGGCCTCACTTTGTGCCAATACAGCTAACGAGGCTGCTGCCAGAGCTTGCTCTTGATTTAACTTAGCCTCAGAGGCACTTTGATTTGCGGCGTTTTTATACTCATAACTAGCCTCAGCGTTGTGAGTTATCGTATTTAGGCCCTGTGCTACGTCAGCGCTGGCTTGTAACACTTCACTGTGTTTTAGCACCACTTCATTATGCTTTTGAGTAACGTTATTATTTGCACCAACAACAAACTGATATTGCGACTCAAAAGTGTTCAGCCTTGGCTCAACAGCGGCCAAGGTAGTTTGGTTTTGCTCGATGGAAGTTGCCATTTGCGAAAGCGCGTCGCTGGCTTCCATTGCCACTTGGGCTAACGCAGCGATTTTAGTAGGGGTAGGGATATTAACTTGCTCGCCCAAAAAGCCAGTAACAGGGTAGGTGTCGGCGCTGGACTCAAACCAACCTGTCATTTGCTGCTCGCGCGTAAACCACTGGGTTTGTAAATCAGCAACACGCTGCGCTAGTTTTGCCGTAACCGTATCAGTAAAGTTTTGTACTAAACCATATTTTAGACTTGAGGCTGAAGAACCAGGCTCAAATACAGAGCCATCTAGTTGCTTAACCTGCAGTGTTGCGTCATCCACCACATTTACTACCTGCAAAATGCGGTCTTGTCCTTCGTATTTAACAAATAACAAGTCAGCTTTTTGCGCCTTTGCAACTTGTACAAAGTAAGTGCCACTGCCAGTAATTGTGCTGCTATTCGCAGTGATTGAAATAGTACCGATGCTATAGGCCATAGCTAACCTCGCTTGTAGATGACAGCGACCTGTTTAACTTGATCTGCTGATTCAAAAATGACGTTGTGACGGGCTTGAGCTAGGGTATATCGCTCTTCAGATTGAGTGGGTTGGCGCATCCCTTTGCCAGGCATTGAGCTTGCGCAGATCAAATCACCCGTTTGCAGATTTCCGCCTTCACCGCACACGTTCATCGCACCTTCACCACCGGCGTTGAAGCTGGCAATGTCGTACAAATAGGCAAGTTGCTCCCACTCATCAAAACCAATAAGGCCAGCGGGTTGTCTATCGGTAAGCGGTCTTCTTCGGGTATAGATACCTCTTACCGTTACCTCCATAGGGGTAGAGCTGAGTTTGGCAGTGCAAATAGCATTGGAGATATTTGCGATGTGCATTAGTTCATCATCACACAAAATATCACCTACCTCTGGCGTTACTCCTATCGGGAGTAGGCACTCGTGCGCTGAGGTATGTGGGCCAATCTCTCCTTGTGTTGCATAAAACGCCCAATCTTTTGCTGTGGCTCTTACCCCTATATAGGTAGCTTTCACATCTACGCCTACCGCGTACTTTCGAGTATCAGAGCCTGCGGTTACACCGGTAACTTCTGCATAATTCCCATAAAACGATCCCGTTTGGGATATGCTCCATTGATACACACCATTTTTAAAGCCCGCCATCCCACCATTACGAGACCGTATAACATGCTCTGCACTGGTGTAAGCATCACTCGCATACCATTCAAACGTTTCAGCTGCGAACTTAACCTTGCCAGGTGTTACATCCATCCCAGTTACAAAGCCGTTATAGTTCACCCCAATTTCTGCACGGGCCTCAAGTTGGCCCAAGTGATTAGCATGAGCGCTGAGCGTTAAGTGTGCGCTGGCTGCATCGTTTTCCGCATTGGTGACGCGGCTAGTGAGCCCCTGAATAGCGTTAGCGTTACCCTCAGCTGTGGTTTCAACACTACCAACGCGGTAGTTAAGTGCGCTCAGGCCATCATCCAAATTGCCAGCGGTTTGCTGTAATGAATTAATAGCGAGGTAGTTGCCGTAGATATCACCCTCAGCACTATTTACTCGCTGGTTTACTGCGGTAACTTGGCCGTCGACTTGTGCTGATAGGGTAGAGATAGCACTGGATATGGCCCCATCAGACTCAGATTTTGTATAAAACTGGTTGTTGAGGTAGGCAAGGTTACTATCCATTTGCGACTGTAGTTCTTGCTTAGATGCAGATATGGCGCTGTCAGTGTCTACTGCCGTGTAATAGTAATTTTGTAAGTGCGAAAAATTATCACCTACTTGTGAGCTTATCTGCTCAATGTGCGCACTGAGGGCGGCATCTTCACTCGCCATGGTTTGCTCAACCGTAACAAGCTTGCCGGCGTTCTCACCAACACTGGATTCAATCGCACTAAATCGCTGCGCATTCGCTTCGTTTTGTGTCGCACTGGTTTGTTCAATGTTGACTATCTTGCTGCTGTTATCACCCACACTAGACTCAATGGCCGACATTCTCAGTGCTGCGGCCTCGGTTTCTGTTGCAAGCGCCTGCTCAACCGTTGTGATTTGCGACTTGTTTTCGCCAACTTCAGCGGTTAAGTATGATATACGCTCACTGAGCGCAGCATCCTCTGTTGCAACGGTACGTTCCAGCTCGCTTAAAGTTGCTGACGCGTTTTCCAGTGATGACTGCAGTAGGGTTATTTGCTCTTGGGTGACTGCGCCATCTTCATCGATGCGAGCAATAATGGCAGCGGCTTTTGGTTAAACTCACCACGAGACTGCAAATTAGCAACAAGCGCAGCGTTATCAGCAATGGCCTGCTCTAAAATAGATTCAGCCACGGCATCAACAGCGGCCAAATTGTCTTTGATCTTATTAATATCACCCACAGTTACGCCAGCTGCATTAAACGATTGTCGGCTCAGTACGCCATCGTAAATCGCAGTAATAGTGAGGTGGTTTGTGCCTTCCCCTCAAATGCCAATTCAATCGGGTGAACTTGAGCCTGGTCTTCAATTTCAATGCTAATGAGTCCATTATCTGGCTCTAAATGCACCTTGAGTATGCGCTCAGATAAAACGTGTTTTGAGACTTTATCAACAGCCTGAATTGTTACGGTATTGGTGAGAGAAGGGGGCAACCAGTTTGTGGCGAGAGCCGTCCACGTGGCTTGCTGAGATAGCCCAAAAACCACATCTACCACCTCAACAGGCGCTTTGGCCTTTTTGGTAATCACCGCAACTTCTGCCCAGGCGCTTTTATTTTTATGCGTTACTGCGCGGCACTTTGCAGCGTAGTGCGTATCTGGCGCTAGATTGTTTTTGGTCAAAATAGGAGTCCGCACTGCAGGCGCAGGGTTTGGCTCATCAGCAAGACCTAGCCATACCCATTCTGCTTGTACACCAATCGCATCGCCTATATCGGCCGTGAGCGTCGCGCTATTGTCAGTGGTCTCAATTTCTATGGTGGGCGCTGTGGGCACATCAAGTGTAAACGTGAGTGCATTGGCAACACTTGCTTTACCCAACACGTTAACCGCTGTCACTAGGGCATGGTATTGGCCAACTTGTAATGGGGGTAATACCGCCTCAATATAGTTTACTCGTTGTGAGTGCACCTTTTTCGTTTGTCCATCCACTACCTGTTGAATAACAACGTTAAAATGCTCTACCGCCTCAATTGCGCCATATGCCCAGTGCAGCACCACATAACCATCCTCCCGGGTGTTGACTGAAAGCGCCTCAACAGGCAATAGCTGACCAGGCACATAATCCGTATTCGGTGTTAAATCCTCAACACCTGGCACCATGCCATCAGCCCAAATGCCTGGGCCATCTTCAATACAGCGGATAGTCACACCACGGTCGAGCCTAAAACGGCGGTCTATTACACGATAGATTTTATTATTGATGTGATACTCGGGGATATTTACCTTGATAGTGCGACCAACTGCTGCACGCAGGCCTGTGTGCCTAAGCGGCAGCTCAATGGCACCTAAGCGTGTTTGCTCTAGCTGTATTGCTGCTAGTCGCTGGGCTGTAGCGCTGCTACGTACAAATGGTAATGATAGCGTTTGTTCTAATGGCTGGGCGTCTTGCTCTAAATAAGACTGTGCAATCACTGGCGGCGCATCCGTACGCTCATAGTTTTGCTTGGGGTCAACAAACTGTGCCCGCACGGTATTGGCGCGCTCGCGTAAATCTGCGTGCCATTTAATTTTTACATCTCCCAACACATCAGCCATGGTGACGGTGTAGGTAGGTGCACCATACCAGGCACCAACACGTACATACCACTGGCCCATCTGGCGGAAAACTTTGCCGGCAAAGCTGCGTTCAAGCTGCTGTAAAACCTCAAGTGGTCTAGACGTAAACGCAAAGGTACCGTTTATTGTGTAGCGGGGCTCTTTATGGGTCACGCCTTGGCTATCGGTGTATTCCGCGTCTTCATCACATACATTTGCGGCTGCAATCCACCAATTCATGGGCAGGTGACTAACCGGCACTTGGTTTGCCCCATAAAACCTAACGTAGTGCAGGGTGCACAGCACTGCATTTTGTGACCACTTCCACGTATTTCTATCGTCTGGGTTTTGGCTTGCATCACGTGGGTCCCACACACGTGCACCACGAATTAAAAACTCACAGTCGCTCACGCCATCTGGGAATACTTCACGGTTGTTTTCAAGCTCTAAAAATATGTGTGCTTGGTCGCGGCCGATGTGCTTATCTGTCCAACCTGCCATTTTTTGTACCGCCATCGCAATCGCTTTGGTGTGGCGGCCATCTGCAACAGCATAGTTGTAAGAGGTGCGGGGGTAACTGCTGAGCGGTTTATTTGCAATATACACATCTTCCAATGCATCAATTGGTTCGCCATTAATCAATATAATGAGTTGTATAAACTCCTTTTCGTCTCGTGTTTTGGTTGCTTGGTGCGCAATCACGCCCCCACACGGTCGCGGCCAAAGGTGATACGCCTTGGTTGGTCTATGCCTTTTTGTAGCCCTTTTGCAAGCGTCGCAACGTCTTGCTCAGGTTGATTTACATCTGGCATCAAACCACTAAACAGCGCACCAACGCCTGTAATATCTAGTATGCCGCCAACAACGTCACCAACTACGTCTACAACTTTACTCATGGATAAGCTCCAATGGGTAAACGTAACGCAGCGCATCCAGCGGCAGGGTAGTCACCCCCTCATCAGATACACAATACACACAACCAAGGCCAACAATGCCACCAACCAGCTCACCGTCATACTCACACAATGCCACATCGCCACGGCCTGCGTAGTCAATCGCAATAGGCGCTACGTTTAAACGGGTTTCAAAGGTCTGTTTAAAGTCACTTTTAATGATGTTTAAACCCTGTTTAAACGTGGTGTAAGCGCCGCGCTCGGGCGCTGGGTCAAACCCGTGGACATACTTAATCCAGTCTGCGACAAACAAACAGCAATCAAACTCGCCAAATTTAAACGGCTTGTGCCAGCAGCTTTCCAAATACGCATGCAGCTTAGTGTTTTTGGACATAACGGCCCCCACCAATACGGCGACCAGGTTGTGTGTCTGGCAAAATAGTACTGTTTGCTGCGGCTTGCTCGTTAAAAAACTCATCCCCCGGGTAAAGGGCTTTTTGTGTTGCATCATTCCATCGTTGATGCAATCGAGCTTGCTGCCACCGTTGAGACTCGCCAGTCACCGTTAGCTCAACCTTTGACAGCGCACCGCGCTCACTATCGCAAGCAGCAACACTGCCACTTTCGATGAGCTGATAGCCTTCAACGCGGTAATGCTCGTCAACCACAACCAGCCAAATATCCACCTCAACCCCAACAGGGTCATTGGCGGCTACTTCACCTAAAATCTCAGGGTTTGGGGTGGTGAGGGTAAGCCGAATATTACTTACTGAGTTGTTGTCATTGGCGGGGATTTCACTCACTTGGCCAAGGGCACCTAAGCCATACCAGGTTTGATTTAAAAAGCGGCGTTCACCCACACCGGTATGCAAACGTAAATTGCCTGATTTAAATTGAAGGTCGACAAAATAACGTGGGTTGCCACGGCCTAACTGCGCAATAAGCGAACTTTTTACCGCTTCCATTAAAACGCCTCCCGCCCACGAATACGCCAGCTGGTTACCACGCCATTTTTATACTGGGCATCAGCCAAACCTTGCTTGTTATCAATCAGCCTAAATACGCCAGCAGGGCGAACAAAATAAACAGGGGAGTTATGAGCAGGTATGCGGCGCATGGGCGACTCAAAACGGAGCATAGTCGCGCCAGTGGCAGCAGGGAGTACGTTTTCGGTCAGTATTTTTAGCTCAGCCACTGCACCAGAGCCAATTTGAATTTTTTCACCGGCTCGCGCATAGATTCGCCCGGGTGGTAAATTAGTAACAGCAAGCGATGCACCATCTTGATAACCACCACTAACAAACGCAATGGTATCTAAATGCTCCTGCTCACGACGGTAGTCATGCATCAAGAACTTACCAACACTGCCACGCAAAGCGGCCAAAAAGCCATCTAGCTCAAGGGCATCTGCCTCTAGCACATTGGTTAGCTCTATATCAAACTCCCAATATGCGCCTTCGTTGTCGAATACTTCAGAGGCATTATTGGCGCTATTGATGTGCAGCTGGCTATTGGGTACCAGTCTAAAAATGCAAGATTTTGGGGGCTTAGGTAGCGGCAGATGCTCCATTATTTCTCATCGCTCGTGTTCGAATCGTTAGAGCGAGTGTAAAAACTAATGGAGCCAGAGGGAGTAGGGAAAGTGGTTTACATGGTTTTAAGTTTCTTACTAAACTCCTCCATTGCAGTTGTATCAATTGCTACTTTAAAATTGTCAGGTAGAGGAGTGCCAGCAGCTTTTTGTTTGTATATTCGATAAGAACCGTGACCTTCGACTAGCAATTTAACAATATTGCTTAAGTCAGCCTTTCGAATATAAATAGTAGCTAGTTGAAAAATCTCATCGCCCAATTTCTTGCTGTATTCATCATCGGCTGTATGGTAATCATACCAATAATTTACAAAGTGTTCGATTTTATTAAATATGATTGGCTCGAGGAAAATGTATCTCCCGCATTGGTTGTCGTAAAATCTTTCTCCCAATGTTTGAGCAATTACTCCTGCAGCTTTAATTGAGTATAACTCATACAAGCTTTCTGGCACTTTATTCTCATCATATAAGTAGGTAATACTTTTGGTCACCGCTCTAAATAATTCTCTTTGGGAAATGCTCTTATGCAAATCGTTTAAATACTCAGTTATTATCGACAGACATGTTTTCAAGTCATCCAGTTCTTTTACTTTATTTTCGTCTAAAGAAGCGCTTGGAGATTTAAGAGTCAAGACCTCGTTAGCATATGCTTTTATTCTTTTCCTTTCACCGTCTTTGAATAATTTTGTTAATACGCTCAACGATGCTTTATAAGCTTGTCTCGCCAGCAATTTGTCGATGGGTTTTTCAAATTCATACTCTATTTCATTGAGTTGGCTAATTTTTTCATTCTTCATGTTTGATAGTTTATGAAGGTTATTGAACTCTTCTTGCTGTTTTTGCATGGATTTCTGTATATCCAGCATATTTTTTTGTTGTGATTCGGACTTTTGATTAAACTCTTCTTGCTGTTTTTGCATGGATTTCTGTATATCCAGCATATCTTTTTGTAGTAATTCTGATTTTCGCATACCTCTATCAGTGACTGACCACGTTTTGTTCACAATTAATGCCGTAATAAATAAAAGAATAGGCGTGAGCATGCTATTAAAATAGCTCGTGGTATTTCGCCAAGCCTGATGATTAGAGTTCAGGTCTAACCCAAAATAACCGTAGTAAAAACCGCAACAACCCAACACTAATATTATCATTAAGATGATATATTTGTTTTTATTGATACACCCAATAATCTTCATATTTATATCCTTGGTATTTAAAGGCGTTCTAAGCCACACGTCGAATGCTTTGAATAATAACACCATTTTCTTGAATGTCTTGCAGGATCAACCCTCTAATTTGATTTGCCACATCATTTCCGGTTCTTTGTGCACTGGCTTCGTCGGTTGCACCTTGGACGACTACATGGTTAGTAATGTTAAAGCTTACGTTACCACCACCTGATTGCGCTCTGTTGCCTGCGTTGTAGTGGCGGGCCATGGCGCTCACCTCAATGTTTTGCTTGGGCGATAACACCCGCTCACCGCGTTGTAATAGGTAGGTGCTTTCGTTTGGTACATAGTCGAGACCACCGTGGGCAATACCCGCAGCCGGTTGTTGCGACTTAATTTGGCGAACTTGTTGTAATCCCATCGCGACGGCGGCAGCTGCTGCGGCCGCACCAAGGGCAGGGCCCACAACTGGAATAGACGCAAGCGATGCATACGCACCAGTAGCTGACTCATAGGTTTTAATTAATGCCTGGCTAATGGCAAAAGCCTTGTACATCTTAAAAGCTTTTTTACTTTGCTGGCCCATGGCTTTTAAGCCCACCATACCAAGCCCTAAAACCGCACTAGTTCTTTCTACTGTATTTTTCTTTTCCCAATTGGCGAATTCCATTAGGTGCTGCTGAAGTGCCCCGGTGTTTTTGGTCTTTAACTGCATCAAGCGCTCTTGATGATCCCATTCACGTTTCTCAATTTCTGAATGGAATCCCTCAGCAGCGAGCAGTTCCTGTTGGCGCTCGATGTCGCGGATTTGATTATCGGCGTTATATTTAATTTCGCCTGACTCGTCATTGGCCGCTAAGCCAATGGATTGCCTGCGTGCTGCATCGATGCGAGCCTGCTGTCTGGCTTGCTCAACCGCCAGCTGATTTTCATAGGCTGCAAGCGCTTCACGGTTAGCGTGCCCCTTAATTTGTGCTATGCGGTTTTCAAGCGCTGCGCGTAAATCATTACGGCGTTTTTCTTCGGCTTGGTTTTGTATGCGGGTTTTGTCATTCTCACGCTTTTGTGCCAGAGCTTTTATGTCTTCAGTGTGCTTTGCGTCTAGCTGCTTTAAAATTGCATCGTATTTTGTTTTATTGGCAGCATCACTTTCACGTGCAGCAATAACCATTTGCCGGCGCTTTTCATGGCTTGCTTTTAAGCGCGCTTCTTCATCCAATAGGCTCAATTGCAGGCGCTGAATGTTTTCAGGTAACGCACTAGGCGTATTCGTTTCTGGCTTTTGTGTAGGTGTAGGTTTTGCTATCTCGCCTTTTAATTGCTTTTGCAATGTCAGTAGGCGGTTTTGCTCAGCAACTAGTTGCTCGACCTTGGCCTCTTGGAGCGCAATTTCCTCGTTCGATTTTTTGATTTGGTTCTTTGAGAGTTTAACCCGCGCCATTTGGCCAACGCCAAAAATGGAATTGTTTGAAATTAAGATCCCATTTTGCACTTCGTTTTTGAGCTGCTTAATCTCTTGCTTGGCTTTTTGAATTCGCTTGCTAGTTGATTCAAATGTGCGGTTTACTTCAACTAATCGTGCTGCACGTGCTTTTGCTGTTAGCGTGTCAAATCCGCCTGCGAGTTCATCAACCTTACTTTTTAATTCACTGGCAGAGCGTGCACCGCTATCGCCTTGTGTCGCAAAGTAGGCAATGGCTAAACCTGCCATCATTGCAGCGCCAACTGGTCCACCCATTAGCGCCATTGCGCCTGACGCTGCTCGAACTGCGATACTGGCTCGACTAGCCGCTGCGGTATACGTATTAGTTGCAGCTGTGAGTGTTGCCTGTGTCGCTACGGCACGCTGGTTTGCAATCGCAAGCTGCGCAATTGCTCGGCTTCTTAGCTCTGTGGTACGGGCAACGTTCAGTTGGTGCTGTGCAAACTGCTGTGCTTGTACTGCTGCTTTATGTTGAATTACTGCGCTACGCTGCTCTTGTGCTGCAAGCGCTAAACTTGCTTGTAGTGCGCGGTTCTTAGCAACCGCTTGGCTTGCAAAGGCAGTGGCAGATTGTGCAGCGCTGCCGACTAATTTAGATCCAATTACAACCGCAAGTAGGGTGGCCGATGTGGTTAGCCCATCTACAATCTCTTGGTTTTCTCGTAGCGCTTGCATTGCCTCGGTAATGCTACTCACCACTGTAGTTACCGCAAAGTTTACGGGTTGCTCGTAGTGGCGTATGAGGCGTTGGTACTCGTTGCTCATTTCAGCAAATGAGGCATTGATTTTACCCTCAGTGGCTTCAGCTGCACCTGCATACTCATCAAACGCTTTAATAAGGTACTGCTTAAACATTTGGCTTGTGACTTTACCGTCATTCACCATTTGCCTAAAACCACCTGCAGCTTGCCCCGCAGCTTTATCTAGCTTTTGCATTAAGCCAGGTAGCGGCTCAGTTACCTGGTTGAGTTCTTCTGCACGTAGCACACCTGCTGTCATGCCTTGTGTCATACCAAATAAACTTTGTTCGAGCTGTACATTGCTCGCCCCAGTTTTAGCAGCAGCATTTGCAAAGCCCTCTAGTATTTTTATACCTTGGCTTTGCGTTACAACGCCCGCTTCTTGTAGGTTTAAAATACGAGAGTATGAATCGGCTAGGGTGGTGTACTTGGTGTTTAGCCTATCGGCAGTCGCAAACAAATAGTTTTGAACGGCATTGTATTCTTGAGCAGAGCCAGTAAGCCCTTGTAACCGCGTGTCTAAGAGCTGTGCATTGCCAGTATCTCGCACAAACATAGCAGCCGTTCCAAGGCTCACAATAGAGGCAATACTGCCCGCTAACTGGTCATAGCCAGAGCTTAACAACCCCAACTGACTGCCCATGGCAGACTGCTGGCGCATCAACTGCCCTTGGCTTGCGCCTAAGCGTTGGTTAGCCGCTACCTGCCGATTTAGTGCGTGGGGTAATTGGTTTAAATCTCGTAGGTTTCTGGCGGTCCCTGATGTAACCGCTCGGCCATCATATCGTAAACGTAACGCCAGGTTCAGTTGGTTTCTCATCGGGCCGCCTTATTAATCCTACTATCAACCGCTCTAATTGTTGCAGCTTGCTAAAATCCGTTGGTGTGAGTGTTATGTCGGCGTAGCGCCATGCGACTTCTGCCCTGGCATAGTCTAGGGCGAGCTCCATGCCTTGCTTACACAACTGCCACTGTGTGCCGGCAGTGCTCAGCGCCGTAACCGCCGTCCAGTTCTCCGGGAGTACATAGAGCGAGTCGGTCTGTGGCTTGGTTTTACTTGGCGCACCAAAGTGCGCTTCATCGTCATCTAAAATTGGGTTACTGGTTGCTAGGTCACCCACATACCACCTAGCAACGTCGACTAGTTTTTTTCCTGTACGCGATATTGTGCGTTTACGCATTCAATCGAGAGCCGCCCGGCAATAGCGCCATAACTCAGTAGCTCGTCAAGTACTTCGCCCCCAAAGGTGACTTGCTGGCCGTCATCCACAAAGTTGTCCCAACCAATCAGTAACTCGCGCACAATGGCGTCATCTTTTTTACTGCCATCGACCAATTTGGTCATCTCAGCTTCTGGTACCAGTCTAATTTTGGCGTCAAACTTAAAATCTACGCCACCAAATGCAAAGTTGATGGGGCTAGGATGATTGCGTTTTTCAATTGCTCTAATTTCTTTAGTTTCATTTGGATCACTCAAATACTAACGTTAGTTCATCGTAACCAGCGCCACTTGGCACCAGTTTGCCATCGAGCTCATAGCCCGTTAACTCACTGTCTAAATTGGTGTATTTAGGCGTGGGCAGTTGGTAGCGGCCAATGAGCGTAAACTTTTTACCGGCTGTGGTACCGTGGCTAAACTCAAAGTGCTGCACCTTGCCAATGTCGTTAAATGGGTTAAAATTCCCCAAACTATCAGCACGTACCGTCATTTGGGCTTTTGACTCATGCCCGGTGAGCATAATGGCCTCATGGTTAATGGCGCGGTCATAGATCACATTATTACCAACATCCACAGTCAACTTATGCAGCACGCGCGACACCTCATTAAGGGTGAAGGCCGAGGCGCACTCCACGCCTAGCACCTCTGGCCGTTGCCAGCGGTTCCAGTCAACAGCTGGGGCTGCGGTCGATTGCACTGGTGGGCTAAATAAGCCTTTAAACTGCCAGTTAAGCTTGGGTATGCCTTTTTCTAAATTGAGCGATACATTGCCCAGCATTTCACTGATTTCATGGGTGTTTTGCCCAAAGCGCACTAAAGCTTTGGCTTTGCTCGCATCGCCAAGTGCGTACGTCACGCTGCTCGCATCCGCCACTTGCACAAACCCGCAGGACAGTAATAGTGGCGCGATGGCAGGGGCTTGCCCGGGTGTGCCACACATTGAGAGCGGCGTTTTAAAATTTAAGGTAACGTGCTTGCCAAAAATCACATCCAGGCTTGCACCACTGTGTGCGGTTTCAAGCTCGTCTGCCTCTGTTTCAGACTCAATGGCAAACTCCACCTCGCTTGCATACACCGCATGTTGGCCTGTGAGTGTGGTGCCAAGGGCATCAACTAAAAGTAACTTGTCTTTAAATCGCCAGCTGCTCATGCATCACCTCCTGGTAGAAGGGTGTTGCCCTCAACTTTGTATGCACCGCTTACATCCTGCGTACGGCGCTTTTCAGCCAACAGGGCAAGCGCATGGTTTGCCACATCTCGTGTTACCTTTTGCTTTGTTTCTGGCGGCTTGGTTTCAGTTGGTTTAGGTTTTGTCATGGCATGGGCCTCGCGTTTACGGTTACATAGCCAGTTACTTTGAACTGGCACTGGTAAATTAGGGTATTGGTCTTACTGTTAAACTCCACAATCCGGCCTCTGTGGGGTGCTATGGGTTGCCAGTCGTCGAATTTAACGCCAGCAAGCGCAGCTTTTATTTTGTTACGCAGCTCTGCAATTTGGTTATTGGCGTATTGGTTGCCACCATGGCACGGTATTACAATCATCACAGCAAACAGCTCTGTTATGTTGTAAACCTGCTGGCCTGTAACTGCGTCTTCTGGCGCGTAGTCATCATCTAGCGGTAGCACAAACACAGAGGCGGTTTGTATTGGGTTATTGCGTACCTCGTTAAAATCGGCAGCAGCTCCTACGCGTAAATTAAGCTGCATTAAAAGCCGCTCCACCTTGTTTAAATCAAAATTAAACTGCATTTAAACCTCGTTTAAACTAGCCACCCGGTCACCATTTCAACAATGGTGCTGGCTTGTGTTTGCTCTATACCAATAATGGGGCGCGCGGGCAGGGTAACGCTATGATTACGGCCAGCCTTACCACCAAAGTGATGTATAGCGGCGTATTCTTCACCTAAGCCATGTATCAGCTCATCCCCTTTAGGCTTGTGCGTTACCGAGCCCACCAAGTCTCGTGTATCGGTAAGCGTTAGCCCTGGCTTTTCTGGGGTTCGGCCTTTACCGGTTCTCGCCGCTTCAGATTGCTCCCACCTGGTACCGTCTGGCGCAAGCTCGTTTAAAAATCGTGTGGTTACGTCCTGATCTAAAAATGCACCTATGTCGTCTAGGATGTCAGTTGGGTCGCAGCTCTTGTGGCGTAGCAACTGGAGTATGTCGAGCGCATCACCAGAGACCTCAACAAACACCCCAGCCATTAGAACCGGCTCCAATCAAAGTTAGAGGTAGGCTTTGCGGTGCGCATTGTGCCGTGGCTTTTTGGTATCGGTTTTTTAATTTGGATGGTGCCAGCATTGATTTTATCCAGCATCTGCAGCGCAGCCTTTTTACGGGCCAGTTGTACATCTCCCGGATTATTGCTGAGTTCATACCACATTAGCTCAGATGCAATACCCGGAAGTAAAGAATCTGCTACTTCGCGCTCTGACAAATCATATTTAGCTACATAACCCATTATCACCGCATTTACATTGGCGGCGGCCCCATTAAACCATCCGGCGATTTGCATCTGGTTCTCACCAACCGGCTCACCTAATAATGCTGCCTTAATGTCTTCAGCAGTCATGGGGTTATCGTAGTTTGGTTCTAACCGGCCTGTTGCACACTGCAGCAGGGTAGACATACCAAGCAGATTAATAATGTGGGTGGCAGATACAAACATAGTGACCTCATAAAAGGCGGTTGCCCGCCTTTGGCTCTACTTTAAGGAGTATGGAAATTAAGATGTTGGTGTTAGCACATCGGTTAGTAACATGCCGCAGTCTTTAGCAATAATTTGCTCTTCGACTGACTCACCTACCATTACCTCAGTACCACCATGTAACCCAGCAGACACACTACGATTACCCGACACTCGGCTTTTGTATCGAGCGGTCAACGCAAAGGTCATCCGTTTGTTATCAAACCCAGCTAATGGGTCGTGATATGTAAAGGCGAGGTTGTCACGCCAGGCTCGTTCAAATACTGGCGACTTACCTTTTTTAGCGGTATTAATACGGGCTTGACCAATATTGATATGCTCAATTTCTAATTGGTCTTTAATAAACTGCCAAGGCACTAATCCTTCATCACCTAACGAACCGTTATACGCTTTAATCATCCGTTTGTTGGTTCTAAGCTTAGTGGCCACTTTAAAAGACATGGTCATGGCATTAGGGCGCATGAGTGGTTCGTCTAGTAGTTCAAGCAACCATGGCAAAATATCTAAATCAGGGTCATCAATATGTTTAAAACCAGCGGCACTGAGTTGATGGTGCTTACCAAAGTTAGTTGGATCTGCAAATTTGTCAGCAACGCGTACTTCACGGCTTAATAAGATTAAATCGGTTAAATTCTCGGTAGCCACGCTTAGTGGGCTATAGCCTTCTGGTGCGTTGTCTACATCGTCGTTAGGAACAACATCCGCTAACCCGTGGTCAGTCACTGAACCGGTTTGGTCATTAAACGTAAACTCAACTTGGTTAGGGCCAGACTTACGGCCAATTTTAGTATCTGGTAGCGTAAACTTAGCGGCCTTCTCGTACTCGCCCCATTTATATTCGCGGCGATTTACAGACGAATATGGCATCAACGTATTAGCGATCAACGCACGGTTATGGTACGCAATTGCAATCGCCGTTTGATGGGTGTCTGGGGTAAATGGCATGCCATTACTCATAACTCAGTCCTTACTTAACAATTAAAAATGGGGTAACGTGAATGTCAGCAATAGTGCCGGCGTCACCTGCTTCGAGCACTTTACCCACCACGTTAATGGTGTCGTCTTCAGCAAACGTTGCTTTATCAAACGGGATGGCTCGGCCATCAGCGTCGCTTACCGCCCACTCGCCACCGTCAAAATCGCCCCCTAGCTCAACGGGCGCAATTTGGTCCATCACCACATCCACACGTAAGTGGTTGTCTGTGCCTTGCTCTGTTACGCCCAGCGCATTATCGGCAACACCTGCAGCAGCGGCTGCCATAAAGTCACCTACAGATACCGCCACAATTCGGTTAGGCTTTATTTCGCCTGTGGCCGCAAAATTACGAATTAATCCAGGAATGGCCATTAGCTTGCCTCCGATTTAATATGATCCATTGCCGCGCTAATAGAAATTGTGCGGCCCTTGTCGGCAAGTTGCTCAGCAGTAAGGTCGCCCGGTTCGTCTTTGTCGTCCTTACTAAAGTCCTTGGTTAAGCCTTTTTGCTCTGGCAACGCTTGCAAAAAGCCCTTAAACCAATCAACTGGCTTACTGGTTTTGTCACCATCAGCCGCAGCAAACTCAAACGTTTGCTCGGCATCTTGCTCTAGGTGCGCCATAAACTCCGCCAAGCCTTCGGTATTGGTTATGCGCGGCGCTTTACCACCATTGAGCGTGTTATCAATAAACGTTTGTGCCGCTGATTTGCGCTGATTAAACTGGAGCTCAGCGTTTTGTTTATTCGCCGCGTCCAGTTGGGCCTGCAATGCCTGTTCTTTTTCGGTTGGTTTTTTGTCACTCACTTCGGTTTCCTCTTGTTGCGGGGCAGCAAACTCGCTTTGCGGGTTAGCTATGCTTTCTAGATGGCGCTCATGCTCTGCCAACGTCACTTGCTGCTGAATATGCTCAGCTTCCCAGTCGGCAAAAACCTTGCTGGCTTCTTCAGCACCAAATCGGTCTGTAATGAATGTTTTCAGGTTGGTTACAAGGCGCACTAAGCCTTGCGCGCCATCTAGGGCGACTTGTTCAATTCGGTCACTAGCAGCAAACTCAAGGACAACGGCTGCGCCGTCTTCATCTTCATTGAACAGCCATTGCATGCCGTCAATGGCAGGGGGCTTACCGCCTAAAAATCCAATGTGGCCTAGCTCGTAACCATTGTCGGTTTTACGTAGGCGCACAGAGCGGTTAGGGTAGCGGGCCTTTTCAACCGCCTCAGCAAAATCCGCATCTACTTCTTCCGCTTTGGCGTAAAGCGTGTCGCCCTCAATTTTTAACTCTTCAGCCCAACCCCACGCTGGGTCGTCTGTTTTAGGGTGGCCAACCACCAAAGGCGAACTGCGCTTCTTAAAATTACTCACCACGCTTTGTAGGTCAGTTTGGCTAAACTCCGCCGTTTTGCCGTTTGAGTCGGTATGTTCACCGGCTCTAAAAATTTCAAACCAATTGAGTTTTGTGTTGGGTCGTTTTTGCGCCATTGCCTTTGCTCACGTTTAAATCTTGGAGCTAGGTTAGCGATTACATAAAGGGGAGGGAGTAGGGAAACTGGTTTACATAGTGTGCAACTGCACCAGTTATTTAGACTAAACAGGCTGTAAAAAACGATCAACAACTTTTTAAGAGGTCCCAATGAACCAATTTGCAAAACTGTTTGAGTCTAACGGCTTTCAAGTACTCGTTAAAAAATCAACGCACGACACCAACGACGGCACCGTGCCTAAGGTGTCAATTATTACCCGCTTTAGTGACGATGTAGAAATGGATTTTGGTATAGAACTGGAGGCCGACATAGACCGCTGCTGGGATGAACGAGACAGAATATTTGATTCAATAAATCAAAACTCAATAGACAGCATTTTCGACACACTAAGCCCAGACATGACGGCAGACGAAGCCGTTGAACACATTTGGTAAATCACGATGACTATCTACTATTTACAAGAGCAACACAGTAAAGCCCTGGCGTTGATTGCTGAAGGCAAAACCGGTCTCTCCTCACAAGCGCTAGCATTTAACTTACTCAGCCTAAATACCACTAAAACAGACCACCCACGCGACCCCGCAGACTTTAACCGTTGCCTACGGATGATTTATGCCGTTCCCGCCGTTAAAAGCAACCTACAAAGCATGAGTAAAGTCAGTGCCTATTGGGAGGCTTTAGTCGAGCATTGGGATCAAATAGAGCAATGCTTTTTGGACGAGGCAGGGTTTGAGTATACCAAATCAACCAAGGCCCCAAAAACCTATAAGGTAATGCGCTCAGTTCTCGATGTCGTAACACCCCGAAAGGACGATATACCAACATTTTCGGGAAAGTTATAATAACTTGATTTAGAACAGGTCAGCTTTGACCTGTTTGATTGACTGCTGTAAATGTAAACTGTAGATTACTTATTTTTACAAAATGCTTACAGGGTAATTATGAGAAAGAAGATCGAAGTTGGTGTCATTAACGTCACTATGCACCCTCACAGTCCTGAACGATATATTCAGTTGTTTAAAGCAGCAAGACAGCTTGATGTATCAGTACATCTATTTAGCACGAGTTGGGCTGAACTTACAGATGTACATGAAGTCGGTAAAAATAAAGATAAGGTTAAGCCTATCTATGGTGACATCTATAAATACATAAATTTTGACAAGAATGCTGATTGGTTTAATAAAGAAACAAAGCAACATGCAACGGAAGAGGAACTCGAAGGAACTAAAGCGATAGAGCATCTTCGTCCAGGCTCAACCCGCTTTACTTTTATTTTTTATCCGATGCAGCATTTAATAGTATATTCTCAGTATGAGGACAAGAAAAACTTAACTCCTAAACTAGCAACAGAGTTTTTCAACAAGCTTTTAAACGATCCGAGGCTACGAGAGGAATTTGGAGAAGTTAACGTTACTCATCAGCCAGAAGAGAACGTTGTTGATGAGATCATCAAGCTCCCGTCTAAGCGAAAGCTTGAAATGACGATTACACGCCCAAACGCGTTAAAAGAGGCTGAACGTAAATTCTTAAAGATAATGAACAAACGTAAAATTCAAAAAATTGAGGAAACACTGCACGCAGCGCCAGACGAATCAATAGAAGTAGACGAAGAGTTAGAGCAGTCCATAAAGATCGCAGCTAAGTATGGTCACGTAAAAGCTAATGGTAAAAATGAGAAGGACGAACGTGTTACAATAGATACCAATGACACACCGTTCTCTGCCAAGGACTACTACGACGATAAAAACTTTACAGCAATGGATGCGCTGCGAGGTTTAGCTGAGACAGTGTTAGATAAGTTTAGATAATGAGGAACGACAGTGGACCAAGAAAACAAGACAGAAGCTGAGAACATCTTAATACGCTACTGGACAAACTACGGTGGTATTAAGAGTTTACTCAAATCAGCTTACTTTTGGTCCGCTTTGGTGCTGTGCATTTTGTTATGGCCAAGTTGGACACAACATGGATGGTGGAACGGCGTATTAGAGTATGTACCCAACCTTTTAGGGTTTTCGCTTGGTGGCTTTGCGCTATGGATGGCAATTGGTGATGATAGGTTTAGGACCCTTTTAGCTGAAAAAGACGAAGACGAAGAAGTAACGATCTTTTGTGATGTTAATACCGTTTTTGTCCATTTTATCGTTTTACAAGTAATTGCGATTGTACTAGCACTCCTAAATAAAGCTTACGCAGGTTTTTACCTTTACCACCTAATTCCATGGTGTAAGGAAGTAGTCTACGCCATTTGGTTCATCTCATACTTCTTTTTTACCTACTCGATAACAGCCACACTCGCAGCTGTTTTTAGTCTCTATCGGGTAACTAACTGGTATGAGATGTTTACCAACAGCAAAGGCAACGACCAATAAAAGTAAAAAGCGCGGTAACTCTTACCGCGCTTTTTACCACCCAACCACAAACCAACCCAACACATTCACCTATAACCATGTTTAAAACACGTTTAAACGGCGTTTAAATTTGTTTAAACCACTTTGAGCCGAATCAGTCTACTGCAAATTAGTTAGCGCCCGTTAGAGCGCGTTTGAGGCGTTATTTTTAAAAAGAGGGTAAGACTGTCTACAAAACTTACTTTTTACACAAGTACTGGGGAACGACATACAAAGCAGATACTAGGTTTATCCTTTCAACAAAATGTAGAACCACTGCACATTAACAAAAGTATCGGAAGAGCATTTCAAACAAGTTCTAACGACTTCGTTCAACTTTAGGAACAGAATCCAGAAATATTGATTTACGTTTCGTGTTATTAAAAAATAATTCCCAAATTTGAGCTAGCGAGTTTCGGAACTGTTAAGCTCCGTCACTTTTCTCTGGATTTGGCTTATCAAATTCAGTGGAAAAAGAGCTTTGCTTTACATTAACGTTAGCTAACACTTGCTTGTACAAATCGCTGTACATTAATTTAGCACGTATTTGGTCAATCCTCCCTTCTTTTACGCCAATTTCAATATATTCAATAGCACTTTTTATAGAAGGATCTATATCATGGCGAGAGTTGTAGCTTTTAATATTCATACCAAAAACACCAACAGCAACGAGGTGATAGAGTTTAACAACACCTATGCTTAATATATTAAAGAAACTGATAATTATGTTTAAAACTGCTTCAAGCATGACTCCAATTAGCACTCCTAACCCTGTACCTACCGGATTTTGAATAAACAAAATATTGACTGCTTTTCTAAAAAACAATGTTACATCAAAGTCTTTCATGCATGAGTACCCCTTTCTGTATCTACTTCACTGTATTTTTCGAACAACTTTTCTGGTTTCGGTAGTATTTTTCGGTCACCGCCATTTCCATCTATATTATTACTAGAATCGATGATAAACCTTACGATCTCCTCTGCCTCGAAACTATTGAAACCATACGTACCTGATTTAATGCGAGACTTTAAAACATAGCATTCTAATAGTTGAATCATAGCAAGAACCCAGCATGATAGAATTGAATAGAAATAAAGAGTATTAGTATGCTGTGTGCCATTAAATATCAGTAACAAAAATACGAAAGCGATACCTAAAATTAGGTTAACCTTATATGCTGTTTTAAATTTTTGACGTAGATAAACTTCCGATAAGGAATCTTCCTGAGGGGCATTCTTTAACTTTAAAACCTTTTCAGATGGCCCTTCAGCAAGCTCAAAATATGCAGCACGCTCTTTTTTAATGTCTTCTTTCGTTAACTTACTCTCGGCATTTTTCTGTCTTGCTGCGATATAGTTTATGAACCTAACTTCATTTTCTCTTAAACTTCGTTTTTTGTGTCTTCTTAAAATGTAAAATTCACTGCTAATGTGGCGTGGAGATTCAATTATAAAGGCGTTAAGCACACAAGTAATGAAGAAGTATAAGCCCCCTAATAGAGTTACTATTCGTTCAAACAACGTATAATCTGATAGGTTTTCTAGCATTGATATGCTCCTCTGAGTGTTTTTCCTATATCCTTTTGAGCGTCATCTCGGCTTACTTTTCCAACTTCAGGTAACGGAAAAGTCACTTGTACCTTCGCCCTTTTTTAGATAGCTCCAGTCCCTGAGTTCATATTTTTGTATGGCATATGCTTCAAGAAAACATATATCAACAACATGAAAATATTTCTTGGTTTACTAACTTGTTCATAAACTATACTCAAGCAGACGCTAGATATAAAGGAGATAAATCATGGAAAGCGTATTTAAATTTGTAGAGCCAAAACAGGAAGCGGCACCACAGGGATTGATTAAGTTTTTTGGCTTAGAGCGATGGTGGCTCAATGAGATAGAGCCGTACGAGCGAAAGCGCATACACGACCATTACGACCCATTGGGTGGTAGCAACAAGATTGACGAAGGCAAAGTCCACAGGACATCAACCACCAAAGTTAGGTTCTTGCAAACCTTAGCGGGTTGGTTCCTACGCAAAGAAGGCGATTTTGAACTCTGCCAAAAGATCTTAAACAAAGCTGAAGACTCAGTAACCCCATACACCAGCTCTACCGACCTACACTTTTTGTACGGCCGCGCGGTTAAGTTTTACTACAAACATCGCAAGCAAGGTAACAACCTACAAAGGGCTATTTTCTATTGCCAAAAGCAAATAGACAACTCGGCCAAGGCCATACTCTCGATGCAAGGCGAACATATAGCCATGTTAAAGCGGTTAGACGAGTGGGGGATGCCACCAAGGGAAACGCCGTTTTATATCCCATCGCACGTAGGCTACTATCAGTTGGCCGTCATCTACAAAAAGCAGCAGGAATGGCAAAAGGTGATCGAGTTATGCCAACAGGCCGACGAACAAGGATGGGCAGGGGATTGGCAAAAACGGATAGCTGAAGCTAAACAAAAGTTAGGTTAGCGGCTGTTAAATTCAAAAAACGCCTGAGTAATCAGGCGTTAACTCTAACTTTTTAATTTAGTTGTCATATCTGCGAGGTAGCTATCGATCTTTAACTTAAACGCAATCCGTACCTGAGTACCTTTCTTACTACTTAAGATATTGTATTTCGCTCCATTTTTGGTAGCAACATGCTCAATAACAAAGATACCTAGTCCAAATTTAAATTTCCGCTGAAACCAAGAACACCCTCTACCGTTGTCCATAATCTCAACTTGCAATTGCTCCCGAGCTTGTTCTACGTAAACTTCAATTATTTTAGCTTTTCCATGCTCTACAGAATTCTTCACCGCATGATAGATTACGGCATAAATATCTTGCTGAGTCTCACGCGTTAAGTTTGTGGTTTGCGCAACTGAGTAAAAATACTGGAAATCGATATCACTAGCTTCATATTGCAAAGATGCTTTAATCGCTTGCAACCCTTGCTCCAATGAACGCTTACCCAATACAGCGTTACCATGTGCCATAGGCACGAGCTGATCAATACTCTGATCTAAGCAAGCCAATCCATCTGCATGTTTATTTACATCAGGAATACTGAAACAAGCCTTTGCTTTTAACATCCAATGTAATGCTTCGTGCAGAGGGCTTAAAGTAAAGCCAGAATATTGCTCTTCAGCAATTGCTTTTCTTCGTCCGCTGATTACAACACCTGCAATAACACTTGACCCAATAACCAAAATAAACATAAGCAGTAGTCCGCCAATAAACCAATAGGACTGGTGCCACCTACCTTCAAAGTTGAGTTTGAATTCCTGTTCGCTCCATTGCCCGCCATCTTGCCTAACTCTTATGAGCAAATCATATCGTCCAGGTGCGATATTAGAAAATTCAACAACTCCATTTTCTGCTTCAAACCAAAGATCATCGATCTTATATTCAAACTTTAAATCCTGTTCAAAATCAAATGACGTGAAATAGAATTTAGTACGATCTTGAGCTTCAAGTTTATTAGGTAAATCAGTGAAAAAACCTTGCGAGTTCTCAACCCCTGCCAAGGCCAGGCGAGAAGTATCTTCCAAGTATTTGGTATCAAATGTTTCAATGCCATACTGACTACCAAACACAAGCTTCCCGCCATCAAGATATAAAGAGTTAGCGGTAACATTTAGCCCCTGAGTACTTTGAAAGAGCGACAGTTCATCTGTCATTCGGTATACACCATTAAGCGTACCTATATAGAGTGCTTCAGAGCTACTAGTCAAAGCCGTTATGCTTTGAGGTGTATCTAATCGTGTAAGTATCTCACCATCAAATTCATAAAGCCCCTGCCCAAACGTTGCCACATAAGTTTTATTATTAAACTTCGCAAAGCCAATTATAGTACGTAGTGATTCACCAAACCTTTTAATAAATCCTTTCTCATCTAAAATATAAAACCCGTTACCGGTTCCTATATAGAGCGTAGTATCGAGGTGCGCTATACCTGTGACTTCTTGAGTAGAAATTACTCCGTTGATATGCGCTGCGGCCTGCAAGCTGCCATCATCAATAATTTTGAAAACACCATCGTCATTTGTTCCGACTATTAATTGTTCGTTAACTAAGGCCAGAACAATTACATAACCATCATAGAGTTTTGTGGACTCTTTTGATTTTAATTCATACACGGTTAGGCCCTTTGACGTACCGATATATAATCTAGAACCTATGGCTTTCAGATCAGTAACAACATAACCATACTGACTAGGATCACCAATTAGAGTTGTTTTGCCACTATCTACAAGGAAAAGCCCACGTTCAGTGCCCAAGAACGTCCCATAACTAGTCTCTAGTTTCAAATTATATTCAGACGCAACTGGTGGGGGAGATGCTTGCGTTCACTACTTAGTATCTCAATTTGATTCGTGCCAATTAACCAAAGGGCATCGCTATGATCCTTAAATAGATACTTGAAAGGCTTACTTATGATTCCAATGCTACTTTCCAATACACTAAAATCAAATAAACTCAGACGCATAAGTCGCCCTTCATGCTCTATCAACGCTGTATTACCATCTAGTTTGATCACAGTTGGGTAGTTTGGCCATTCAACTTCCTTAGTTTTACCATGATTATCAAAATATTTAAGATAGCCATTGCGCCATGCTAAAAGTCCGTTTTCGCTTGCAGACATTCGAGAAAACCTAGCAGCTTCTTTATCGATCAAACTTAGTTCATCGCCGTCAAATTTATACAACCCCAAATTGCTATCAACATAGCCGTCTACAATTGCGGCTGCTTCCATATTTTTGCTAAAAAGATTAATTGGTAAAGCTTGAGTATCATTAAAACGAAACGCAGTAACTTCACCTGAATTGCTGCATACTAACGTTTGCTTTGAAAGTGCAAACCTCCAGCACGTATCTTTAGTCAACTGGTTTATTGCAAAAGTTTTAAGGTCAGCTAGGTAAATGCCTTGGTCCCCCATAGCAAATAGTAATCTATTTTGCTCAGGGAGATACTTTATGTCTTTCACCCAGTTTGAAGGGAGTGGGAACAGCTTATTTAGTGGTACATAGTTTAGTCCGTCAAATCGAAACCCACCAGTTTGAGTTGCTTGGTAAATATACCCGTCCTTGTCTTGGTCAATACCGTACGCGTAGCCCGCTGGCTCATTATTGGCGCTGCTGTATACACTGATAAATAGTGCAATCAAAGCAAGAAAAGACTTAGATAAACTATCCATTTATTAACTGGGGCATTATTGCCCCAGCCTCCATATTAACTTAATTAGCGATAACGTAGTTGTTGTGTACTCTCGTGCCGCACAGCTGAATAATTTCAGGGGCTTTAAGCTTGTTACTATTGGTAACTTCTTTGTTAGCGGATTGTATCACAACTTCATCATCTAAGTTAACTTTTTTGTCGCTCTTTAGGTGAACTTCATTGCTAGGCCAATCGTTGTTATTAAAATTATTTATCAACAACATAGTTGGCTTTCTTGGATCTTCAGGGTGGGCTTTAGTCTTCCAAAGTTGCATTACTTTCTTACCAGCATCGACTCCATACAGTTGGGTATAAGCTTGAGCAAGAAACTTAGCGCCTTCTTCGGTAGTTATAATTATCCCTGTTTTTTCAAATTTAGAGCCACAATCGAAGCTAATATCTGTATTTAAATGGCTCCCATCTGGAAGTAACAGAGTTGCATAAATATTTTGAACCTGCGCTCTATCAGGTAGTGGTTCAAGCGCTGTTGCGCTAAGACTAAGTGAGCAAGATATTGAAAATACAATAAACTTAAGTTTTTTTAGAGTAGCCATTAACATTCCTATATTAGTTTCAGCGTACTCCTTGCTACAGCAGCTACAATCGCTTTATCTCGGCCATACTCAATCACTGCATCAATAAGAATGGGCGCTAAAGCTTTTCTAACTTCAAGGAGCCTTGCCGTCGGTAATTGTCTATCCAGCACCTGATCCAACACTTCCTCTACAAACTGATTAATTGAAATTAACTCTACTTTCATTAATTCCTTGTCGTCAGTGCTATAAGTGTGTTCTGGCTCAGCTACTTGGTTTTTTACTTCACGTTGTTTTGAAGAGGATGTGCCAAAAAGCCAATCCAACGAAATATCTTCCCGTTGACACAACTTAATAATCGCTTCATAGGGCAGTGAACCTCTTTTACGAGCTTGGTTTACGGCACCGAGTGATAAACCCATTTCCGTAGAAAGTGCTCGATCACTGGTTACACCTAACTTCTCGGATAAACGTTCAACAACCTTATCAATGTCGATTTCTTCATTTTTTAAGTTATCAGCAATCATAAATACAATCAACTTCTTTTGTGGCTCACAACTACTTTTGTGAATCAAAATCAAATCTTGACATTCACATATGAGCACTGCTAGTTTTAAAACCACATTTGAAGTTGATTGAGTAACTTCAAATGTGGATATCAAATACTTTAATAATTCTAGAGGTGTACTTTACATGAAACCTAACAGTAAACCCACTAAGTTAACTTATCAACAAATCAAAGAGAAGTTGGATGAAAAGGATATTCTTCTGTCTGATATTGCTGAAGTTTTGGGTGTGAGCCGCTCCCATGCGTACCAAATAGCAAAGGGGCTTGGTAAGTCAAAACGTGTAGCTGAGGCAATTGCTAAATGCCTTGAATTGAAGCTTACAGACGTTTTTGGCGACGAGTATGAAAATGTACATTCGCGTTCAAAATCTTGCAGAGATAAGCGAAGAAATGAACTAGCAAAGGTACTAGCTCTAGACCCAGCAAGTTCATTTAGCAATGTTCCAACAAACTAAGCAAGGGCGAAATTAGGGGAGAACTTACCATGCAACTTACTAATTCTATTTTTCTGCTCCAATAGCACCTGATTGCGATATCTATACACAGTTCCTGCATGCCGTGAATACTGCAGCCAGAACCAGTGGACTGACTAGACAAGGTATTGCAGATCGGATGAACCAAGCTTTAAAGACCAACGAAGTCGTAATTACCGAGGCCAAGTTAAATAAATATTTATCGCCTGCTACAGAGGTCTTTTTGCCTGCACATTACCTACCAGCTTTACTTTGGGCAATTCGTAACGTTGAGCCAGTTAACGTGATGCTATCGCCTATCATGTTTAAAGCTTTTGACCAACGAGCTCAACTTTTACAGCGACATGCGGAACTTGAGGTGCAAAAGCAAACGCTAGCTCAAACTCAACAAGAAATTCTCGAATCGCTATCTATACCTGACGAAGACTAATTTAAGCCGACACCATGACTATCAAAGACCAAAAACCGTCTGAAATTCAGATTTTTAGTGACGAGGAGCAACAGCAACTAAACACTAAAATCGAAAAAATGGCAGGGCACATACAACTTGTTATGCCGGATTCAGTTGATGAAGCATGGCAACTGATTGTTCGCATGGAAGAACAAGCTCTGGTTGATACGGCTAAGCGAGGTCTACTGTACTTAAGTATTAAATCACATACTGAATACGGTGAATTTGACCAAAAGCTAAAAGAATATGGGATTCCTAGGCGTAATGCGTTTAATGCAATGGCGGTCTCAAAAATGTTTTTGGCGTTGCCAGAGTCAAAAGTGCAGACGTCTGCACTTTTAAACATGAACAAAAGCAAGCTGATTGAAATAGCGCGCTTACCTATTGAAACCGTCGAATCACTTGATGACGACGATTTAGAAACACTCAACGATTTATCTGTGCGTGAATTTCGTAAAGAAATTCGCAAATTAAAGGATAAGCACACCGATCTAGAAGACACGCTGGCCCACACCATTAACGAGCTAGAGCACGAGCGCCTGCGCAAAGTGCCAACCACGCGATTTGATATGCCGGTGTTTGTAAGCGAGATCCGCAAAGACGCTATTTGTACCACCGAGCTATTAAACGACGCACTGCAACAGGCCCAAGCAGGGGTGACACAGTTAGTTGAGTTTCGCTCGCTTGATTTACCCGCACGCATTGCAGCGGCGCAAGTGGTGCATCACGCCTACGCCAGCATCTACACCCAGATAGGCACCATGCTCAGCCAACTACATATGGAGTTTGGTGAGTACGTGCAAGGCATAGAGAACCTACCCAAATTCGACGACGCCGAATGGCAATACGTAGACACCGAACGCGAGCGCCTACTTGAGTCGTTCCGCCTAAGTAAAGGAGACAAATAATGCATCCTGCCGTAGCTAAATTTAAAAACTTGCCTAGCTTGCCTGGCACAAAGAACTGGAGCCAAGCCAGCGACAGTGCGCGTAAAAAGCGCAGGCACGCGCTACCATTATTAAGCACTTAGCTGCCATGAACTGCACGTTTGAGGCCGCGTTTAACCAACTAACGAGTAGCGTTAAAACTGGCCTTATTACCCCTGCCATACACCAAGCCATTAATGCCGTTGGCAAGTTGCCGTCTCGCGCAACCTTGTACAACTGGCACAACGCGTATAAAGAGTATGGCATGGAGGGGCTACTACCAAATAATAAGGGTAGGGCGGCTAAACAGCCAAACTGGGCGCACCGTGCGCTTGAGTTATACCATGCGGTTAACTCTCCTAGCTTTGCTCAAGTGGCTGATCAACTCATAAAAGAGGGCTACAAAGCGGAAGACTACCAAGTACGCCGCTTTATTAATGGCCTACCGCATGAGCTTGGCCCACAAAGCCCGTATCGTATTGGTAACAAACTTTACCGTGAAAAGCACAAAGACCACCTCATACGCTCAACCGAGCATATTCCGCCGGGCTTTTTGTATAACGGCGATGGTCATACGCTAGATGTTTACCTTGCACACCCAAGTACAGGTAAACCTTGGCGCGCAGAGCTAACCGCATTTCAAGACGTAGCCAGCCGCTGCATTGTTGGTTGGGAGCTAGGTGAGGCTGAGTCGTCAATCAGTACCCTGACTGCATTAACACGTGCAATTAGAGCGCACAGCCATATACCAAGCATTTTGTATATAGACAACGGCTCTGGCTATAAAAGCCAAATGATGGCCGACGAGTGCACGGGGTATATGCCCAGTTTGATATAGACACCATTTTTGCCATACCAGGTAACGCACGAGCAAAGTGGATTGAGCGCTTCTTTTTGCACATGGAAGACCGCGTTGGTAAACGCTTTGCGAGTTATTGTGGCCGCGACCATAACGACCGCCACAAACAACTAGTGCTTAAAGAAGTACGCCAAGGTAAGCGGACCTTACCCACAGTAGATGAATGGGTTGCGGAGTTTACGGCATTTTTGCACGACTACCACAACAGCCCACACCCAGAAATAAAAGGCAAAACCCGTATAGAAGTATGGGAAGAGGGGCTACAGCAAGACGCGCCGCCAGCCACTGACTTTGTGATTTTACCCCGTGAAAAGGTCAATGTACGCCGTGGCCGTATTCGCCTACATAACCGCTATTACAGCGCCGACTATTTGCACCAGTTTAATGGCCAAGAGCTGGTAGCAGGATATGACCTACACGACGACACGTTCATTAACCTGTACGAGAAAACGGGTGAGTTCATTATGGTTTGTCAGCTTAAGAACAAGTCACACGCTATTCCTACCTCTCGTATTGAGCAAAAACAAAGCGAGCGTTTGGTTAACCAAGAAAAACGTTTACTTAACCACTTAGCAGAAAAACAAGCCCGTGCGGCACAAAAGCGCATTGTAGACGTTGCAGCCGTTGAAGCATTAGCAGCCGACACCAGCGCCCTTACACACCAAGCCCCGCAAACATACAGCATTGATATAAACGACTTTGCAGTTGACCTGGACGAGTACGAGCCAGAGCTAGCTGAAGCGTTTGTATTGGAGGATGACGAATGAAATTTACAGAGCACTACAGTGCAACCCAACAAAAACAAGTCGCGGTATTAAACGCTGAGATAGAGCTGTTTAACATTGCCGCGACAGAGTACTGCCTTGGTTGGCCATTAGCGCAAGTAAACAAGGTACTAGCTGGGCAAAGCCCGGTAAAACCAAACAAAGTAGTTGATGCACTTTGGACCCACTTTTTTGGTGAGTTTGATGCTGAGCAACTAGCAGGCGGAACAGACATCAGCCCAACTTACTCAGAAGATGACAAGCTAGTGCTTGCGCGTATTAAAAAGCGGATGAAAGACAAAGAGCTAAGCGGAGAAGGCATTACAAGTAGCTCGCTGGCCTCGCGTTTACGCAAAACTACGGGCATGGTTAGCCAGCTGTTAAACGGCAAGTACGCTGCCAACCCAAGTAAATACTTGCATGAAGTATGGAGTATTTTAGAGCCAACAACGGTAGACGAAAAACCCACAGAGCAGCAAGAACCAGAAGCAAAACCGCCTATTCGCATTCGTTATGGTGAAGTGCCCTTTGTAAAAACCAGCGTACCTACCCTGATTAAAACCGCGTGTGAGCAAGCACGAGATAGACGCCGCATTGCCGTATTTGCAGGGCAAGCAGGGCTTGGCAAAACCAAAGGCATTGAGCGTTATTGCGAAGACCACGACGACACCTTGCTAATTTACGGCAGCGAAGAAACCGCTTCAACCCAAGTGCTAGAGAGCCTAGCGATACAACTGGGTATTCCTAAAGCGTCTAACTACAAGCGACTGCAAAAAATCATTAATGCGCTAAAGGATTCTGAGCGGCTGATTATTTTGGACGAAGCCGACAAGTGCCGCCCCAATGCATTAGACCCATTGCGTACCATTTCTGATCAAGCACGCGTAGGCGTTGTGTTGGTTGGCAACATTAAGCTCATCGACAAGCTACAAAGTGAAGAGCGCTACGAGCTGATTTCAAGCCGTGTGTGCTTTTGGCCAAGCCCAGTTGGTGAGCTGCCAGTCGCAGACATAAAAACCCTGTTTTATGAGCTAACCCAAAACACCATCACCATTGCTGAAGACAACGACAAGTGGTGGCAATGGCTACATAAACGCGTTGAGGGGAATGCTCGCATGCTGGTTGAAAACCTATTACCACACTTGCTTACCCATATACGCAAGAACCCAAACAAGAAAGTAGACCGCCTAATGGTGAACTCTATCTTCTCTGCGATTTTAAACAAACCCACTATTTAAATTGAAACGGACAAGGGGAGCCAAATGGCCATACAGCATCAAGCGTTAAACGCGACTTTTGATATACCTCACTCAACGAACAAAGTTGACCAGGATAAGTGTCCTCAACTTCTAGCACCAAAGACTCAATTAACGGAGACAGCAATGAAACCGCCTCAGACAGAACATGATAGCCGGCTAAGCGAATTTTTAACGGCTGAGGAGATAGCGCAGATAAGGAAGATGCAGAACTCACCGCCTCTAGAAATGCATTTACCTCAAGACTGTTGCCAGTGCGCCAAGCGTGAAAGTCGCGCAAAGTCCAGCCTGCAAGCTCAAGACCCAGCGCGTCAATCTCAGCTTGAGAAAAGCTTTGAGCAATTGACTTGCGAGCTGCCAACGCGAACCTCAAGTACTTCCGGTGGTTTGGGTAAGTAGTCACTCGTATACCTTTTAAATAAAAAGCCTTGCTGCAACAAGGCTAAGTAAACAGGAATTAAGACAATGGCATTTTCAATCGAAGTAAACGAAGGATTTTTTAGCGCCAAATTTGCGGTTAGCGATACCAAAAACAACACCCAAATGTTGGCGGCAATTTGTAAGCACGACACACAAGGCATTATTCTGGATAGCGTAAACGGCAACATTAAGGCGGCGTTTGCCATCCTCTTGGGTATAAAGCTATACGAATGCAAGCAGTTAGAAAAGGTAAAATCATCGGTAAGTTTTACCAACGAATTTACCTTGCATTATTCAGATATTGCCCGTTTGCATACCAGTGACGACAAGCCATGGGATGTAAAAATCATTAAATTCAGCCTGTTACCAGACTTTACAATCGAGGAGGTAGCATGACTTTAGTCCAGCAAATTAAAGCCGCACAGCACTATGCAAACATTAGTGATGATGCCCACCGCCAAAATGTATTGGAGGTGAGCAAGTTTCGCGTGTCTACGTGCACCAAGCTCACAACAGACGAGCGCAAAGTGCTACTAAAGCGCTACCGCATGCTAAACCCAAACACGCGTAAACGTAAGCGCATGCCCTCAGCACTGCGCCATATTTACCGCTTGTGGGGGTTATTGGCTAAGGCTGAGTTGGTACAGGTAGACAGCAAAGAAGCATGCGAGACGTTTTGTAAAAAACATACCGATGGCGTGCCGTTACAAGACGCTAGCGACAACTGGCAACAGCTGATTGAAATACTCAAAGGCTGGTTAGCAAGAGGGCAAAGCAATGGCAAACAGCAACGGCTTTAACAAATTTACGAGTGTAGTAAACCGCGAGCGCTATAGCGAAAACCTAACCACTCGCAAGCCAAGTAAAAAGGATATAGCGCTAAGCCGAGCCCGCCATCGTTTAGAAGCACTACAAGAAAGGCTCGACATAGAGCGCGAATACAGCGTGGAGGGCCTGTTTGATGAGTGACTTAAACATTGACTTACGGGCGCTGCCTGCAGGCATTAGGCAGTTTGTAAAAGTACTGGGCGTTGAAAAAACCATTCAACTACTTAGTGAGCACCAAGGCCAGATGTTTTACATACCAAAAGCAGCCAACCCAGAGAGCCACTTTGTAAAGATATTTGGCGAGGAGATGTGCCTAGCACTGGCCAACTATGCAGAGACGCAGTACCAAGTGCCCATGCTAAACAAGGTGCTGATACAGCTACGCGACCAGGTGATAGTTGAAGAGGTGAAAAAAGGGACCACCATTCAAGCCCTGGTTAAACGTTTTGGCATTACACGGCAGTGGATAATGAAAATCCTAAACGAGCACAACGCTTACAAGGAGCAACAGATGGAGTTTAAGTTATGAACTTAGCAGTAAAACAGCTGGTTTATGTTGGTTTGGTCGCGCTCGGCTTTGTGCTTGGTGTAGTTGCAGACTGTGACCACCTACTAGAAAAGAATGAGGACCTAGTGGGACGAAATGGCGGCCCGTCCATCCCACCAGATAAACCTGCTACGGCGGTAAAATGTGGCCCAAATGGTTGCCCACCGATGCCACCAATATACCCAGAGACGAAGAGTTTATGGGAGATAACACGCTTTAGTCTTTGTGAAGAGGGAGAAGCTAATAATGGATAAAGCACACCAATACTATGAACATTTGCAGGCCGCAGGTGTGCTGTTACATGACTTTGACTGCCCACACTGTAAAGCACAGCTTCGCACACAGCAAAATAACACCAAATACAACTGGGACACGCTATCAACGTGCAACCATTGTAACCAGTTATTTTGGAAAGTGACGTTTGCTGAAGGCCACGGTGTGCATGCGGCGGCCAAGCGTGCGTAGCGATAACTTTGTTTTGCTAACAGCCCAGCAACTGGCAGGTGCAAAACCAATTAGAAAGTGGATGTTTAAAGAGGGCATAGCCCTACTAAACAGCCATATTGAACAACGAAAAAGCCTCGGTTTACCGCTATTTGCACTAGAGCAAGAGCTGGCCGAGGCTAAGAGAGAATTGGAGAACTAATGGATACTTTTGTAATTGTACTTTGGAAGGACGCACGCGTAGCAACAAACGATGTTTACGGTGTGGTTGAAATTGACCAAAGTGACTTAGCCCGTTTGGTTGGTGAGAAATACGAAGCTGTGTCGGGCAATAAAGTACATTATTCGGAGCTGCGTGGCGTAGTTACTGAACCAGATGAACTATTCGCAAACTTACCTCGTCTTGATATTGGTTTGGAGGACTCATGAATAAGATGACAGCGGAACAATTTAATAGCAATTATCCTATTGGCAGCTGCTTTATTTATCAGTCGGTAATAGCGTTGAGAGGAGGTGAATCGGTGAATACAACGAGCGAAGCTTGGACAATGTGTAGCGGTGAAGTCGTCGTTAAGCTCAGGGGTAAGTCGGGTTGCTTTTCAATTGATCACTTAACTTTTACCGGAGCTAGTTAATTTATGAACGCACAAACCCCAAGTATCAAAGCCAAACTGGATGCGCTAGGCGTAAAACCATCGAAGCTTAAGAAAGTAAATTGTCCAGATTGCGGGACTAACAACCCTGATTGCCTATACACAGTAAAACATTATCAATTTAGTATCATATGCGATAATTGTGGGTACATTGCAACCTCATCGAGTTTTGACGGAGCATTAACAGCGTTTAGCGTTATGGCATCCGCTGTAGGAGAGGTAGATAACTCACCGTTTTTAGACTCGCTTTAAACCATGTTTAAACCTAATTTAAACGGCCAGTATTGCAGTATGGCCGATTTTAATTTAGCCTAATTTAACAATTTTATTCCCTCCGTTGAAAACTACTTTCCATATGTTTGGCCTCTGATGATTACGCGATCATCACCCCATGAGCAAAGCAAAATCATTGCCTGTGTGGGTGTTGGCGGAGCTAATCGTTGCAGCAAAAACGCGTGAAGAAAAGCAAGCGATTGCTGCAACCTGTGAGCCACGATATTTACAGCTGTTACGCAATAGTGTGAAAGCACTGATTGCTAAAAAACGTGCCGTAAAACCACCTAAACCCGTGCCTGAGTGCTTTGTAACAGTTAAAACCAAACTCAAGCGTAGGACTGCCCATGGACTTTAACCTATTTAACCAATTAAAACGGCACGAAGGCGAGCACCTAACGGTGTATAACTGCCCTGCAGGGTACGCCACAATCGGTGTTGGTAGGAACTTAGAGCAGCGCGGCATCTCTGAAGCCGAGTCGGACTATTTACTCAGTAATGACATTACAGAGTTCACCCACGCCGTTCGCAGCAACATTAACACCGAAAAATGTAACCCTGCCCGCGAAGCCGTGCTAATTAACATGGCCTTTAACCTTGGCATTACTGGATTGCTCAACTTTAAAAACACGATTGCAGCAGTTGAAGACGGAGATTGGGAGTTAGCAGCCCATGAAATGCTTAACTCACGTTGGGCGGTGCAAGTTGGTAATCGTGCTGATGAGCTCGCCGAGCAAATGGCCTCAGGGGAGTGGTACCTATGACCCCAGAACAAGAAAACCAGTTATTCCAATCTATTGGCCAGATACAGGCAACACAAACCGCAATACTCAAAGAAGTGACCGACATTAAAGCCGACTTAACTAAGCGGGTTGACGGCCTAGAAACGCGTGTTGAAAAGGTGGAAGGCCATGTGACCAACAACCGTGTAAAAATTGCGGGCCTTGGTGGTGGCGCTGGCCTTGCAGTTGCCATCGCCGTTGAGCTGCTAAAGCTTAAAACCGGAGGTTGAAATGGCGCACTCTGCTGATATTAAAAATGCAGTGCGCCACAGCTACGTTAATGAGCTATTGGCGCTATCTGTTGCGGCTGTAAAACATAATGTAGCCGACGGCACCGCAAGACGCTGGAAAGCCGAAGCCAAAGCCAGTGGCGATGACTGGGATTTAGCCCGTGCAGCAGCCAGAAAAGCGGTAGGGCCAGCAGGGGAGTTTACTCAAGACTTTATTGAAGAATTTACCATTCAAACCAGTGAAACGTTTAGCCTACTCAGAGACCCAGAAACCGCCATGACGCCAGCTGAGCGGGTAAAAGTGCTCACTCAGTTAAGTGATATGTATAGCAAAGTTATGAAGCTAAGCGGGGTAACAAAACCATTGAGCGCCGTACAGTGGCGGTAGAAGTGATCAAGAAACTGACCGCATTTGTAAGCAAGCACCACCCTGACTTTTCTCCGCAACTGGTTGTGATTTTAACTGCGTTTGGCCCGCAGCTTGTCAACATTATGGATGACTGATGGGCGACTTAAATAGTAAAGAGTTCCTGGCAGAGCTTGAGCAGATCACCGCAGGCCTTAGGTTAGACATTGAGGCTAAGCAGCGTGACATAGACCCAAGCCAGAGGCAATAAAAGAAAGACGTAAGCGCGTGCTCGGCGGGGACTTTGAGTTTTTTGTGTATACGTATTTTCCGCACCATATGTGGTTGGACGAGGGGCAAGAGCCTAGCGAGTTTCAGCGTTATTTTATGAACTGGTTCCCTGAGGCCCTAAAGCTAACCAACGGCTGGAAAAACTGGTTTGTTGCGCCTCGTGGTGAGGGTAAATCAACACTGGGCGTGAAAATATCACCCGTTTATGTGGCGGTATTGGCTCTGCTACAAGAGGATGATGTTTGCAAAGAGTTGGACTTACCAAAGCCTTCGCTCTTTATTGACTACGCGATTTTGTTTGGCGCTGAAGCCAAGATGCCCGCCAAAACACTGGAAGTGGTAAAAACTGAGTTACTGCAGAACAATAATTTGCTCTTGGACTTTCCTGAGGTGTGCCAAACCAGCCCCACATGGAAGATAGGCGAGTTTGTTACCGCCCAAGGCGTACGCTTTGAAAGCCGAGGGCTGAGCAGTCTGTTCGTGGTGCATTCCACGGCGCTAGCCGCCCCAAATTACTCATGGCCGATGACATTATCACGGATAAAGAAGCCCGCTCAGCCACTGAGCGAGATTCACGTTGGGGATTTTTAGAAGCCGCTGTGCAATACCTTGGCCCACCTGACGGCACGGTAAAATTCCTTGGTGTAAACACGGTTTTAAACAGCGACGACCCAATCTCGCGTGCTGAAAACGCACCTGGCCATTTGGTACATCGCTTTAAAGCCATTGAGCAATTCCCTGAGCGTATGGATTTATGGGAAGAGTGCCGTGATTTGATGCTTTTTAGAGACAAAGAGTTCGAGAAAAAAGCGGCAGCAAAAGGCCAAGCTGTAGCCAAAGAAGATAAACCGTCGTTTAAGTTTTGGATTAAGCAAAAACGCCAAATGAGTAAAGGCTCAAAAACATCCTGGCCTAGCGTGCGCAGCCTGTATGACTTAATGGTGATGTGGGCGTCAAACAAGCGCGAATTTAACCGTGAAATGCAGGGTATTGCTAAAAGTGATGAAGAACAAATTTTCTACCAGTTTGAGTTTTGGGTAGACCGCTTAAACACGTGGCTCCCCTATGGCGCATGTGACCCGAGTATGGGCAAATCTGCGGGTGCAGATCCCAGCGCTCTATTGATTGGCCTCTTTAGCAGAGAACTTGGCAAGTTACATATCGAATACGAAAGCCGCAAGGTGCGAGGCACGAGCAAGCTACTTAATGACCTGATACGCCTACAGCGTGAATACAACTGTTTGGTGTGGGGGTTTGAGAATAACAACGCCTTTGAATACATGCGCACTGACTATATAAAGCGTGGCTTGGACGCAGGTATTGCACTGCCGCTTCGCGGTGTAACCGCAACGGTAAGCCAGGAAGAACGTATAGAGGGATTGGAGCCCTTTGTGACCAACGTACCTGCCCAAATTGCGTTTAATTCAAAATGCCCGCTGGTTATGGATGAGCTAGAAAACTGGCCCGATAAACAAAGTACACACCACTACGACTTGAGCTGTGCGCTCACCATCTTATGGATGATTTCCAGCACGGGGGCAGGTGGTATGCCCAGAGTACGCAGTAGAAAAGTGACTAAATCAATAGGGGGCTATCATGTCTAAACCTCATTTAAGTTATCGGGGTTATAGAGCCCTGCAAAAAATGTTCAACATGAGCCAAAGTGACCCAAATCACTGGGCCATGATGCGAGAACTACCTAACCCAGACCCAATACTGCGTAAAGCAGGTAAAAGCGCCCTCATCTATGACGAAATTGCCGCTGATGCGCATGTAATTGGTGAGCTGCGCACACTGTGCTCTGGCATGTTTGCGTTTACGGCTGAATTGGTGCCTGGCGGTGACGACGCAGTGAGTAAAAAGAGCTATGAGCTAGCAAAGACGCTGATGGCAAGAAAGCCTGCAATAAACACCGAATGGATGGACGTAGACTGGCACAACTACAGCGCTATTTTGCACGGATTTGCCGTAACTCACCTCGGCGCTTATGAAAAGGAAGACAACACTTGGCTACCAAACAGAATAGAGATGTGGCCAGCAAGCCGGTTTGTGTTTACCCCCGACCACGAACTTCTACTCAAAACCCGCGACAACCCGCACGGCGAGGAGTTGGTAGACCAGCGCTGGACGTGTGTTCGGCACATGCCGAGCGCCAAAAACCCGTACGGAGTAGCCCTATTGAGTAGCTGCTTTTGGCCGTGGATGTTTAAGCATGGTGGTTTTAAGTTTTTTGTACAGCTTTGCGAGCGTTTTGGCGTGCCATTTCCAGTGGGTAAACATCCTATCGGCAAAACGGATGACCAAGTGAATGAGCTAATTGATGGATTAGCAAAACTCATTACCGATGGTATCGCGACCATACCGGATGATTCGTCTATTGAAATCATCGAAAGCAAGCTCAGCGGTGAGCCCGTACAAAAACAGCTGATAGATATGTGTAATGCCGAGATGAGTAAAGCACTCACCTCACAAACGTTAGCAACCGAGCAAAAGTCTGGCGCACGCGCGGCGAGCGAAACACACGCTAAGCGCGCAGGCGAAAACCAACGGGCGGATAGGGCACGTGTATCGAGTTATCGCAATCAAATTTTAGAGGCTATTCACCATGTGAATTTTGATGGTGGCGAGCCGCCCAAATACATTTGGCGAGACAAAAAAGAGATCAATCTAGATGCGGTTAATGTCATTAGAGAAACCGCCAAGTTGATAAAAGTAACGGAAGATCACGCCTATAAAACACTAGGAGTACCAAAGCCACAGGAAGGTCAGGCAGTGTTAGAAGTAAGGGACGATGGCGCTGGAATTGCCACGGCTGCAAAACAGGACTTTGCAGCGAAGGATAGCAACCACATGGATGTGAATTCCTTTGATGAGTTTGACCAGGCAACTGATGTGGAAATTGCCAAGATATTTGAATTTGCCAAACACTCAGCAAGCTTAACCGAACTAAAAGACAAAATCCTTTCTGAATTCCCTAACCTCAGTGGTACCGCACTGGCGGACGTAGCCAGTAAAGCGTTTGAACTGGAGTTTTTACAAGGGATGGATGAAGCCAATTCTACGGAGATAAACGATGACTAATATACCTGAAGGTTACATGAAAGACGGCAAGGGCAACCTCGTCGCCATCGCCAATATTAAGCAAACCGACCTAATTAAAGACGAGTTTGTAAAACAGGCCGTAGCGTTGGCTGAAAAACAGCAAAAGGAGCTTGCCGAGTTTAAGCGTTTGCAGATGGAACAAGCCGACAATTTTATGGAGCTGCTTGCACAAGAATACGACGTTAACCTGGGTGGTAAAAAAGGCAATGTAACGCTGCGCTCGTTCGACAACAAGTTAGCGGTAAAGATACAAGCGCAAGAGCGCATTGAATTAGGCCCAGAGCTACAGCTAGCAAAAGAGCTCATTGATAAATGCCTAGATGAATGGACCGAGGGTGGCAACCAGAACATTCGCGCCATTGTGAACAAGGTATTTGCAACAGATAAGCAAGGTACGCTAAACCCGCAGCGCATATTGAGCCTGCGCCGCCTTGAAATAGCTGACGACACAGGAAAATGGCAGCAGGCTATGGACATTCTAGCAGAGTCAGTAACGTCAATTGATAGCTGCCGTTTTATTCGCTTTTACAAGCAAGATGATCACGGCAACGACAACGCCGTTTCACTTGATATAGCTAAGCTGTGAGGTGAGATATGGAACCAATTACGATAGCACTGGGCCTAGCAAAGCTAACCGGCCTAGATAAAAAAATTGGCCAATGGATTGGTGGTGATAATGGCGCGGAGGTAGCCACAAAAGTTGTTGATATGGCGCAAACCCTCACGGGCGAAGGCGATGCAACAAAGGCGTTTGATAAGATAAGCAAAAGTGGCGAGTTACAAACCCAATTTAGACTCGCGGTACTCAATAAGGAAGAGAACCTAGCCGAGCTGGCATTCAAGAATTTGGATAGCGCTCGGACTATGCAGAACAAAGCGCTAGATCAAGATGACAAAATGGCAAAGCGATTTGTTTACCAGTACGCGTGGTTTTTAACGGTGGCGACCTTCATTTATATAGGCTGTATTACTTTTATTGATATCGCAGAGCCCGCAAGGCGCTATGCCGATACCATTTTAGGCTTTTTACTCGGCACCACACTTGGTGCAATCCTGCAGTTTTTCTATGGTTCCAGCCTTGGTTCAAAGGACAAAACCAATAAATTGCTGAGTAAGTAGGGCACATATGCCAGGTTTATCTCCCCAGCATGGCCAACTCGTTAAATTCGATGAGGCCATTTCCAACCTTAAACAAAAAATCCAAATACCCACCGAGTCATATAAAGACCTACAGGGCCATATTCATGCGCGAGCATTCACAGTTGCAGGCGCTACAAAAACAGAGCTGTTGGATGACCTATATAAGTCAGTAGTAGCTTCTATTGAGCAAGGTGAAACACTAACGTCATTTCGAAAGCGATTTGATGAGGTAGTTGCAAAACATGGTTGGTCATATAACGGTAAGCGCGGCTGGCGAACACGCGTTATCTATCAAAATAACAAAAATACAGCGCGAGCAGCTGGGCGCTGGCAACAGCAAGAGCGACTAAAACACAGACGTCCATATCTCCTATATCTAACTGCAGGTGATCAGCGTGTAAGAACGGAGCATAAAAAGTGGCACTATATATTACTGCCTTTAGATCATAAGTTTTGGGACTCGCATTATCCACCAAACGGATGGATGTGCCGCTGTAAAGTTGTAAGCCTGAGCGATGCTGATATTAAACGCATGGGCCTAACCGTGACGCCAGACAATGTAGTCGACCCATTATTAAAACCGTTTAAAGTGGCTGATCCACAAACTGGTGAAGAACTAGAAAAACTAACGGGTATTGATTTAGGTTGGAACTACAATCCAGGCAAAGCATGGTTGGGCGCAGACAAAGCCACGGGCGAAATGCTAGGGCGCTTGGATAACAATTTACGTGAAGTAGCTACGCCAATTTTTAATGAGATCATCAATCAAGGTGAAAGCCATTTCAAAAAGCAAATGGCTACCGCAGCTGCAAAGCAAGTATTAAACAAGGTAGACTCAGGAACAGCCTTTACATTAGGCCAAATGCAAAGCAAAGTATTCGACCATATAATAAAGGTAGCACCTCAAACCAAGAGTACGCTCATCGTCATTGAGCACTCGGTATTGATGACGGCTATCAATTTATTGGGGTTTGAGAAAGCATCTGAGTTGATGCGTATTGTACAAACCGGCGAGTTCATTTCGTTTAATAAAAGCGTGGTCAAACTGGCCATTGATGGTGTGATGATCACAGTGCAGATTGGCAGTGACTTTAACCGCGTGGTTGCTTTAAACAAGATTTAAACCGTGTTTAATGTCCGTTTAAAGGTCGTTTAAACTCAATTTAAAACGGCGAATTTCGATCTAATTCTAAACGTACAATGAGCAGGAATGATCGCGAAATGAGGCAAAACGATCAGCTTTTGTCTAAAAACAAATGCCTGATGAGATTTTAAGGATTTAAAGCGAAATTATCTGAGGTCCTGATTTAATAGGGGCTTCAGAGCATCCACTCATTGAAATCCGATCCATACTCAAATCTAGAAATGAACAACCCCTTACAGATAATCTCTTTTAATTTATCTAATTTAACATAATATAAAACATAAGTTTACCGATTCTTTGTACACCAGAAGTGGGGCGGTTTTAACATACTATTTACCCGCAAATTGACGGGGGTAAAATGCTGCCTAAGCAACACTTTTCCGCCAAATTTTTGCCGCTTCTTCATCACCGCGACTTTCAGCCTTGTGAGCTTGAATAATTGCCATAGTTTCAAGGGGTTCGGGGTGGTCTCCCACTAACAGTATCTTCAAGCAAGTTAATTCTGAAAACTCACTTTTGCCTGTTCTTACCGAGCTAACGTTCTGTGTGGTTATACATAGCAGTTTCGCTGCCATGTAGTCGGAGTCAACATCTATCGCGGTTTTGAACCAATCAAGCAGCTCGATTGAGTTGGTTATTTTCATCAGTTTTCTCGTCATCAATAAAATCCCTGTATTTGATTGTAGCCCTATGCAAACGAACTTTCATTAGTCCAATGACGTTTGCATATGCAAATGCATTTGTATAAATTCAGCTTCGTTAACCAGTTTCTCAACTGATAACAATCCCTTCGGCGTGACTGCTGTATGGCCATACAGTAGTCACATTTTTCTTAAGCCGAAGTGAACAAGGACTTTTTAGCCGAGGTGATAACCATGCAAACAACCCTAATTACAGATTCAAACCATTGGGCGCGACAGTTAAAAATCGTTCGTGCGCTTAAGTCGAAACACTTCCCGAAAAAACCACGCCCTGAGCCTTTGGCGCAAATCAATGAGTATACAGATTTGAGTGCGCTTCACTCAGCTAGCTACCGAAGCAAGCGGGGTGAGCTATGAAGTTTTCAAATACTTACTTTTCCGCGATGCGCGTAGCAATCCAACAATGTACTTATCTTCATCAACGCCCTACGTATCAATACACGGTAATGACGCTTGCAAATCATTTATGGTTTATTGATGAGCTTCACGAACTTGGTATGCACCGCATAGCGCATAAGCTTGATGATGCGATTTGTAATGTCGTCGAAAGAAATGGGGTATGCAGATGAGTAATTCACCTTGTGAAATCTGTGGCGACGAGCATGCAGAATATTACGCTAGTTACACCATGCCAATTGAGCTGTGCGACGTTGCACAGCAAGAATACGATATTTGGCTTTGTTGTGGTTGCATCGAATGGTGTGAAAATAAACTTGAAAGTGTTGGGGGTGACGCATGAGCACCCTTAAAGCAATCGCTTATGGTGGGGGGTTAACAGCACCGCCATGATATTACTTTTACACTCCAAGGGTATTAAAGCTGATTTTATAACCTTTGCTGATACTGGGGCAGAGAAGCCGCACACATACCAACACCTTACGATTATGAATAATTGGCTGCTCTCGAATGGGTGGCCGCAGATAACTATCGTCAAAAAGAATTACAGAGATGGTGCAGTAGCGAATTTATATGACCATTCATTTAGTCGGAATATGCTTCCATCTTTGGCGTATGGTTTTAAAAATTGCTCTCAAAAATTCAAAATCCAGCCGCAAGAAAAGGCGTGCAATAACTTCCAACCTTTTAAGGATTGCTGGGCCTTAGGTGAAAAAGTAGTTAAATATATTGGGTATGATATTGACGAGCCTGAGCGCGTTAAGGGGCAGCAAAAAGCAACACTCAACGATAAAAATATATTTATGAAAACCCGCTTTTTGATGCAGGCTGGGATAGGGAACGCTGCATAGAGGAGATTAGAAATCACGGTCTGCCTGTGCCGGGCAAGTCGGCATGCTATTTTTGCCCTGCCTCAACAAAAGGAGATATTTTAAGGCTTAATGAGCACTACCCAGAATTGATGGATAAAGCGCTAGCACTTGAAGCAAATGCTGAATTGGATACTGTGAAAGGTTTGGGAAGACGGTTCGCGTGGTCTGATGTTGTTGAGCAAGGTGATTTATTTAATGACTTTGGTAGAGATTGGGATTTGCCTTGTGGCTGCTTCGATGGAGAGGCGGAATGATGATACATGTCCCTGAGCATATTATCGAAGACTCAGCAGAAAGCGCCCTTAGTGGCGCTTTTTATGGTTCACCAATCCAAAAGGCCACGCCGCTTTGGTGGATAGAAGAACTCGATGCAAAAGCCCGCGAAGCGGACGCCCCGAAAGGGGTGGAAAAAGCTAGGCTTGTCAGAACCCGCAGAAGTCCGACAGGGTTGGAGAAGTCGAAAAAACAGCACGTTAGCGCAGCACAGCAAGCACACACAAGACAAAAAGCCGAGAACCTATACACGGCCGCTGTAAATCAGATGACGCCTGAGCAGCGTCTAGAGCGTCTTGGCTTGCGTGATGGTGAGCGCATGGACTATGCAACGGGCGAAATCGTGCCAAAAGCGGTTTCTTACGTTGATCCTAATCACTTTGAGTCAGCCGTTTTTGACGACACACCAAAGACCACCACACGCAGAGATGGCAAGGAAGTCACCTTTAGCCGCGATTTTGCAGGCTACAAAGGCGGCAAGGTTGACTACAACAAGAGCCGTGTTCACTTCCAAACGCGCAATTGGGATAACAGCTACCGCATCGTATGCACGCAACTCACCCAAACCAGCGATGCACCGGACGCCAACACGGGCGCATTGTTCACATCGAAATTGACCAGCCGTGCAAGTGGTAAAATCATTGATAGTGGCCTCTACATGCAAGCGGTTCGCGGTGGATTTAATACGTTCGCGACCATTACATTCAACGCCACTGCACGCCGTGCGCTCAATAATTGCGAAACCACGATAGGGCAACAAATGAGCCCGTTTTTAGATGCGCTTGGCAAGATGCACAAGCGCGGATGGGTGAGCCGCAACGGTGGTGAGGGGTTCGCGGGCGACAAGGTTAAAATCGGCAATAAACCAGTCCGCGCATCAGGCGAATTTACCTACCTTAAATCTATGGGTGGGGAAAAGGTTCACACCGACGTCATGCACGAAAATGAGCGTATCTATCAATTCGATGGAAAGCCGCACATCATCAAGTGTGTGGGCGCAAGTGACAAGCCGATTTTTGATTACGTTTGGGTAGCGGAAGCACCGCACGAAATCATCGAAACTCGTACTTATCCGTGGGGTGAAGTTTCGTCACTAGGACACCAAAATTATCACGTTCACATGCTCATGCGTTGGAACGTCGAACACCACCATTTTCGTGAGTGGGCGGCTCGCATCGAATCACTGTGGGGCAAAGGTTACGTGAAGCTTGAGCGCATCAAAAACGCCAATGCCGCCGCAAAGTATCTCCTTAAGGCCGTTGGCTATATGACCAAAGGCCAAGCGGGCGACCAAGGCGAAATCAAAGGCAATCGCTACAACATCAGCAAAAGCGCCCGTGCCTTACCATGGGAAAACTGCGCCACGCATGAGGCGCAGCACATGTATGGGTTAATTCAAGAATACATGCAAGGGCTTGAGGCCAAGCGCCAACGCAAAGCCAAGGTCGCCAACAAACTGAAAATGACCATCGGTGAGCGCGAAAAGCAAAAGGGCTTGAATAAAGGCAATTTCAGCGAAAAGCGCGAGCAATTCATAGCGAAACTCACCGAACGCATGACCGCACTTGAAGACAAGGTTAAGGGTATCGGCCGCGAAATTCACGGCAATTTTGCGCGTGGTGGCATGGCGCAATTTGCCAGTGATAGCCAATTCCTTGAGTTTGTGAACTGGGCAATTGGCGTGCGCGGTTGGAGACTAAAAACGGCCTTTGGCAAGTGTGCTGATATCAGCGAAATCGAACAAACAAGACAAGAAGAGTCAACCATCAATCAATGGCTCATTCAAACACAGCAAGCAGTGAACAATTCCATTGATTCACTGTGCAATTGGTACGACAGATTTGAACGTGTGCAACCCCATGAAGCGTTGGCATATAACGAGCTGTCACTGGTGACGGGGAATGTATATGGCTTCAATGAGTAGAAACCAACGTTATGAACAAGCCCGCAAAGCAAAGGGTGAAAAAAAGGTAACCATGTGGATACCAGAAAATGCAGAAGTTGAGGTTCGGCAAATGTGCGAGTTCTTATGTGAAAACCCGCACCATGTGCCGTATATGGCTCGTAGCTTAGTTACGGGCAAATTCAAAAAAGCAGTTTAACAAGGAACAGCCATGCAAAAGAAAATCGAAGCCATTAAAGACACGCTAGACGAGGCCAAGCGCCTACCCGCGATTAAGGCCGCTGCCAAGATAGCAGCCGCAGAGAAGGCACTTGAAAAAGCGATCAGTCTCATTTCAGAAGTTGCCCACCGCATTGAAGTATTGGAGGGGGTAACAGGCGTTGGGGGTCACTATGAGTAAATCCGCCAATCCCGATTTAGGCCACATTCAGTGTGATGGGTGTAGCGGCATGGCAGCAATTCGCAGACAACGAACAGGTAGACAATACCTGTATTTACACTGCCCAAATTGCGGCATGGACAAGCGAAGCGGCCACCTCATCCAAGCGAAATGGGAAAAGGCCATTAAGGGCGAAGTGAGCGAAACACTCGCTACTGAAACACCAACCAATCAACCCGTAATAACACATAAACCAGCGGCCAACGAATGGACGCCAACCACAACCGAAACGGAGCAAAATCACGATGACCAACAAAGCGAAGCAGAGCGAGACAACAAACGAAATGGAAGTGAACCAGAGCGAAAGCAAGATGACAGCGGAACAAATTGGGGCGCAATCGGGCGAGGCGTCTTTGCAGGACTCTGCGCAGTTGCAGGAATTCGAGTACTCGCATCTAGCTAGTTATACAAGTGATAGTGCCGAACTTGACCAGCTAAGCGAAAGCACCGAGGTCACAGAGTCAGAAGTCATGACAGACGATGATATGGCGGGATTTGCTGCGCTTGGTGTTGACCAACTAGCGAATTTTGTTGAGTCGAATTTCGATGCACCTGTGACCATCGACAACGATACACGCGAAGTGATTGCAGCGCGTGCGTTGCCTGTGATTAAAAAGCACTGCAAGGGCGGAAAAATGCCGCCTTGGCTTGCGAAATACGGTGAAGAAATTCAACTCGGTGTCGTGCTGGCAACCACTGCCTTTTCGCTATTCGCGCAAGTGAAAAAGTACGAATCACTGAACGCACCAAAAACAGAAAGCAAGGAGGCGCAAGTTGGCAATTAATCCAAACAACGCCCTAAAAGCGCGCCATTCGTGCACGCTTGCGGGGACTGGCGGCGGAAAGTCTACCGCTGTGAAACTCATGGGCTTGGTCGGCAAGCATGCCACTATTTTCGATTTGTATGGCGAATACAAGTTCGATGGTCGCAGCAAATCGCCGTTTAACGGCCTTGGTCGTCGCCCTGTTTATCACTTCAATACACGTAAGTCATTTGCCAAGAATTTCATTGATGCATGGATGAGTGGTAAAGAGTTTGTTGTGGCATATAGCCCCACATTCCCCGAAACGCTTTCGGGTAGCAAACTCAAAGAAGCAAGGCAACGGGAACTGGAATGGTTCGCACAACTCATGTGGGATGCATCGGACGGCAACCGCGAGCTTGATGTAGTCATTGAAGAACTGGCGAAGCTAACCGACTCCATTGGCAAAGACGACACCATTGTCGGTGAGTTGGCAACGGGTGGCCGTAAGTTCGGCATTGTGCTTCACACTGTTTTTCAGCGCAGTCAAGAAGTCCCCAAAACCATTTGGGGTAACAGTCCGCGCAAAGTGCTGGGCGCTCAGGAAGTGCAAGCCGATGCCAAACGCATGGCAACGGAGTTTGATGCAGACCTTGCCGACATCATTCAAATTAGCAAATTGAACGGGATTTATGATGAAAAACGGCTCTACTATTTGCGCAAATTGAAAAAGGGCATAGGAGTCATTGAGGCGTGTTACATCGACATTAAGACAGGAAAACTCATCCCGATTTCCATGGAAGATTTCAGAAAAGCAGCTTAACACCACCCCAAAAGAGCGAAAATTTCGCTCTTTTCGCTCTAGGGGGAGCGAAATCCGTTTGCCATGAGAGCGAAACGCCTGATTTATTAATTAACGCTTTTTCACACGCAATTGGCGTTAACTTAAAATTAGGTAATCACATGCTAAATAAAAACACCCTTGTTCCAGTCGCCGTTACATTAGGCGTTCTTGCCGCAATCAACAACGTTCGAGCGCTTCGCTCAGTTAAACGTTTCATCATCGGTTAAGGGGATAAGTACATGTTAGAACTATCACCACTAAACAACATCACAGGCGTTCACGCAGGCGGCACGGCTTCGGTAAGTCTACCGATTGGCCTAACTTACGAAACTATCTTTTTTGATTTACAGGGTGTTACCCCTGCACAAATCAAAAACTTTCGCGTTGAACTAAATGGCCGCATGCTGACCGAGTACGAAACACTGGCGGAATTGGTTAAGGAAAACGACTACTACGAGCGTGAGCAGCTTGATGGTTATGTTGCACTTCACTTCACCCGTCCAGAGGTAAAAAGCGCACTATCGCCAGACTTACAGGTTCAGCGTTTTTTTGGTCTTGGCACAGTCGGCCTTGAGCTGGCACAAATCAAATTTGATATCGACAGCGCGGCAACCAACCCGCAGATTAAAGCATGGGCGCATAAGTCAGCGGGCACGTTGCCTGGCTGGTTGTTCAAGCGTCGCGTTTTCCGCTTTAACTTCGCACAAGGCACCAATGAGGTGGCTGATATTCCACGCCCAGAGGGTGCGCACATCGCCCTGATTGAAATCCGAAAGCCAGTGCAAGACACAGAAAACAAGGTCGGCGTGACCGAGGTTGAGTTCCTCGTCAACAACACCAAATGGCGCGACCGTTTACCACTCAAACTACACAACCACATCTTGAAGCAAGGCGGCCGTACCGCCCAAAAAGACACCTTTGCTGTAGACCTAATGCAGCAAGGGGATGTGTTTAGCTCTTTGATGCTGGCTAAGAGTGGGCCAAACGCTATCCATGATATGCGCTTACGCATTGATTGCGATGAGGGTGGCGCGGCTTCGGTCATTGTTCACTACGCAGATAACTACGCTGCAAGTTCATTCTAAGGGGGACTGATGACAGCACCTGCGAATAGCGGCTTTTGGGCGCCGATCGATTCCGCCCTTGGCCGCGCACTAGAAGTTTGGGGACAAGTTGAGGCAATCAAGGCAAGGAAAGCCTCAACGGGTCAATTACAGAATGAGCAAGCCAACACCACAGAGCTAGACAATGGCGCGGCGGTGTTGGTTGATGCACCGAAAAACACAGCACAACCAACACAGCGACAAGAGCCGATGATATTCGGCATTAAGCAATCTCATCTTTTGATGGGGTCGGCGGGCTTATTGGGTTTTGCACTAATTATTAAGGCGATTAAGTAGATGAACAAGAACACCATAGCATTTTTAAAAGGGGTCGCAATGGCGGCATGTGGCGCACTTGCGGCGAGTGTGGTGAACGATGCATATCGCAAGTATCAAGCACGTAAACAGGCGGCTAAGTAATGGTTGGCGCGCTATTAGGTGCAACGGGCGCAATGCCTAACCTCACAAACGGGGCGGGTAGCCCTATCACTGCGGGTCCAGCGACATCGGGTGTGGGCGACCAATCACAATCAAGCGGCTTTCAAGGTGGCAATGTCAACTTTGGCGGTGGTGGTAATAACCAGTTGTTGATTGTCGGTGTGCTTGTGCTTGCTGGCGCGTATTTGTTGACTAGATAGGGGGATAGGGTGCGCGTAGCTCACATCGACGAATTTCATCACGTTAAGACCGCAGCGCTTGACGATTATGACGAAATCAAGGCTCAGGTAGAAAACAAGACCGCAGCACTGGTTGAGTTCGCTGGCTGTTATTGTGTGCTGCGCGCGGATGTGGACGGGCTTTGTATTGTATGTGCAGAGGGCGAAAACCTGTTACACATCGCCCCACTTATCGTTGCATTTGCTCGACGCATCAAAGCCCCATCCATTGTATTTCATACCAAGCACAAGGGGTTATCACGCCTCTTGTCTGCCTATCCATTCAAGCATGAAAGCACGCTGGATGATGGGCACAAGGTTTACAGGATGATTTTGAATGTCAAGTAAATCCAGTTCAGACGCCCGTCAAACCACCAATAACACGTCAACGACGTTCGGGATTGATGGTGACAACAACGGGTATATTACCAATGGGGACGGTAACACGTACCACATTACACAAACTGACCACGGTTTAGTGGATGCATTAAGTGCGTTCGGCAGCGACATTAGTGGCGCAGCCATTGCGGGTTTTGATGCAGCCAGCAACATGACCACAGACGGATTTAATTTTGCCAGTGACGTGACACGCAACGGCTTTAATTATGCCAGCGATGTGAATCGCGATTCACTGGACTTTGCAGGGGATGCACTAAACCAAGTTGGTGACACCGCAGACACGGCCATTACCGCGAACAGTAACCTTGCTCGGGATATGGTTGAGTATTCCGCAGGACTAAACAGCGATGTACTTGGCTTTGCGGGTGACACGCTAGACACCACAGTCAACGCGCTAAGCGATGCCAACGGGCGTATTGGCGATATCGCATCGGATGCAATGAGCAATTCCGCGCACCTTGCGGGAATGTCCATTGATGCCGCAGACAATGCAAATGCGCGCATGTCTGATTTGGCTTATGTGTCTATCGACAAGGGCAACAACCTTGCGCGAGACCTCACCGAATCCATGCTAAGCGCGACCCAAGACGCCTATAAAACGGCCTCTGACCAATCCATTTTAGCCAACAAACAAGCGTTTCAATTTGCCGATAACGCCAGTCGCTCAGATGACCAGCAACTTGCTGTCAGCACCAACAAAACCATGATGGTGGTGTTTAGTGTCGTCGGTGGCGTTGCTGCGCTTGGCGTTGTGGCTTATATGCTTAAGGAATAACTCATGTTAAGACGTAAATATTTAGAAGCTGGTATTCCAAACGAAGTACACGCAGATGGGGACTTTTTCCGCATTATCAGTTGTGAAAGCACCATCAATGTGAGAGCAACATATGGGGCTGAGGTTGTACTGGAAAGTGAGTGCCGCGCAGGGTTCAATATCAGTACGGAAAAGCAATTTACTCGTATTGAGCTGACCTCAAGCACAGCGCAATGGGTTGAGCTTTGGGCATCTAAAAGTGGTTTGTCTTATAACGCACCAACTGAGGGAAGCAACCATAACCAATCATTTTTAATTGAGCATTATGGGGATAATCAAAAGGTATTGCCGTTCGAAGTTGAACGGCATGCCTTGACGGTGTGTTGTGATAAGCCGATTTGGTACGGTGGCGCAGGTGTAACACCTGTGAACGGTATCCCTATCCAGCCAAACACACCCACTCGGATAGCTGGCTCTGGTGAGTTGCATATTGCGGTAAACGAACCCGCTGAATATACATTGAGTTCAAATGTGGCCGCACTATCTCATGGCTCGCTCACCAAACCAGATATTGACCGAGTAGTATCACTGTTTGGACAAATGTATGTATTGGATGGTAGTGACATTTACCGTTTGAGTGCGACAGGGTTTTCACAGGTTAATGTCGCTGATGAGTTTGGCGCGGTTAGCTCAACAGCAATTAAAAGTGCTGTTGAATACAAGGGCAGTATCGCGTGGGTGCAATCTGACCGAGTGTTCTACGGCCACTACAAATCTGCACCGACCAACCATAACCTTGGGTATATATCTACCAATGGCACGCGCCTGATTGTGACCAGTGAGTTCAAAGCCGCTGACGGTAACGGGGCGTTTAGTGGTAATGGCATGGTGTGGGAATTAAACACTGACACAGGTGTGTTTACAAAACTCTTAAATGCGCCTCACGGAAACCGATTAAACGGCGTATTTATCTCGCGTGAGGGGGATATTTTTGCACAGGACTATGGTGCACAAACGATTTATAGACTCGTTGATGGTGCAATGGTGTCGTGTGGTCGGCCTCAAAACACCATCAATTCACATCACATCAACTGTACAGAAGATGACAATTTTATCATCGTCAACGCCTATGAGGGTCTTGGTGTAATTGATAAATCGACAGGGCTGTTTGTTGACAAATTACCTAACGCTAGTGCGGCATGGATTTACAAAAACTCATGGTATTACATTTCTGGTACACAGGTCTTTGAGTCTCAGAACCAAGGGGCGTCTTGGTCACTGGTTTACACACACCCGAGTAACATCTCAAGGCCTGTTATTGGCTTCATCAATAACGCACTAATCGTGACTTCATTTAACGGTTACAGCAGTCCTGCAAGTTATTTGCAATTTGTGCCGGAAAAGAAGTGGTCGCAACCAAAAGTGCTAATTCGAGCGTTAAAAGAGGTGTACTAATGCGCTTTGAAACGACTCACATTATCACCGCTTTAATTGTATTAGGAATTGGCTATCTTATGACGACAAAAGACACGGTTCGCGGGCTACGTAACAACAACCCGCTAAACATCAAAGAAGAGCAATGGAATGATATTGAATGGGAGGGTGAACACGAACTTGACCTAGACCCCACCTTTGAAGAGTTCCAAACGCCTTTGTATGGACTAAGGGCAGGGGCGCGCATTCTGCGCACCTATGCCAATAAACACGGACGTAAAACCATTGGCCGCATCATTGAACGATGGGCGCCGACCAATGAAAACGACACCGCCAATTACATTAACTTTGTGGTCGATTACACGGGCATTCCTGCAAACCGACTGCTTACCCGTGATGAATATCCGCATGTAATGGCCGCGATGATACACATGGAAAACGGCGAGCAACCGTTCCCACTGGAGACCATCAAGCAGGGGTTTGAATGGGGGTTCTATGGGTAACTTCATTAGCAAAAACCTAAGCCTTGGTTTAACACTGTATGCGTTGTATTGGCTATACAAAAAGATTGATAGCACAACCAAGCCGCTTACTGAAACCGCAGGTAATGCACTGGCAGAAATCCAAATGTGGGCAAATGGCTCACATCCCATTCACCGCGCATGGGCGGGTTTCTTCTTGGACACAGAAGCGCTTACACATGACTACTATCTAAAGGACGAACTCTGGTACGAGGCCATTGATAAACTGCATGATGGTAACAAACTGCTACTGGATGAAATCTTTGATACAAACATGCAAGTAAAGCCCAAATACCACGTATTGCTTGATAACGAGGTGTCACCCAAGAGCATTGCAACGGTTAATAGGCGGTAGGGTATGGATATGTCTACATTGGTCGTAATCGCGGTAAACGTTGGCGGCTTCGTTGCCACCATCGCCACGCTAAAAAATGACATCAACTGGTTAAAGGTCATCATCAACGCGCAAGATGAGCGCATTAAACAATTGGAGGCAAAGACATGCTAACCACACTAGGAAAATACCTGTTAACGAAGTTAGCCACAGAGGCATTCATCAAACGAGTCTGTTTAGCAACGGCCAAGCACCTAGCCGCCAAAAGCGATAACAAGCTTGATGATGAGCTGGTAGGGGCTTTGGATGAAGCCTTGAGCTAGACTATGTTTATATTTAATAAAGCAAAAAGGGCTGCAATATCGCAGCCCTTTTTTATTGATAGCATTTTAAAGCCTGGAAACTTATATCGATAAGTAAAAATGATTGCAAAACCTTGCTTCAGTCAATTTAACCAGGTACATTTATGATTGCAAACATAGCTAAAGCAAGGAATAAACAATGGCAATCACATACAGACCAACACCTGAGATAGATACGGTAATTGATGACCTAAAAGACCAATTAGGCATTCCAACGACCAGCAAACTAATAACCTTTCTTATAGCAAGCTACAACCGCAATCAAGATATAATCAAGAGCCAGCGAGACGAAATAAAGGCACTGAAAAATCAGGTTTACGAATCTGGTGAAGTGGTTTCAGAGTTTCAAGAAGCATTCACTAGACTGATGGAATACAAGTAAAAAAGGGCTGCAAAATTGCAGCCCAAAGCACTAAGCCGACTTATCCTTTTTCTGCTGCTCAAACCTGAGCATGGCATCCTTGAACCTAAAGCGGTCAGACATTTCAATCAAATCCCGTCCCATTTCCTTGAGTTTATCGCGAGCAACAACCAACTCTTTCAGGTAATCAATTTCTGCCTGTAGGGATGCTGTTTGCGCTTCGTGATAGCGTGAAGTCCTTTGTAGAATGTCTATTTTATTTATGTAATCGGGTTCATATCGTGCGCCGCGAGGAGTCCATAAGTAGCCATCTCGGCATATAAAAAAGCCGTCCCAAGCTTTGTCATTGGACACGCTCCCATTTATACGCATTTCTAAGAGCCGCACCGCGCGGGGACATGGTTTATTTTTGCTGATCCAACGCTCAAGCGTTCGCTCTTTGACCATTAAAAATTCGCATACCTGTTTGCGGTTAAGCTTCCCAAAATTCATAAATCCCGCTCTGAAAAGTAACTCTTTAAAGTCAGTCAT